CCTCGAAATCGTCGGCGCATTTCGCTTGACACGCCGGATCGGATGGTCTAATCGACCAGTCCAGCGCCTCAAATCCAGAACAGCCGCAGGCTTGCAAAACATCATCTCCGAAGACCCCCGCCCCCCGTGAGTCCCCAAAGACTACCGAGCACGAATGGTTGACCTGCCTCACTCCATCCGCGTCAACTGCGCCAAGAAACCCCAACCGCTCCCACCCCGTCACCTGTTTTGAATCAATTGCCGAGGACTTGAGACGCCAATAGTTGTCAAAAACGATTCATTTTGGAAGGCGGCGGAAAGGCGCGCCGGTTGTGGCTCCGCCAAAAGTTCCGCCAAAATCCAATAGTTTTCTCTATTTGTATCTATCCTGTTATCATTTATTATTTTCCTCACTCCCCTTATATAAATATTCTATTTATTTTTTCGCCCAATGAAAACAAATAGGCTAAACTATTGGATTTTGGCGGAACTTTTGACAACCTACTGTAATCACATCATATAAAAATACATCTTTAACACCCCCCAAACACCAAACTATTGGCGTCTATGCTCTCAAAAACAAAACCGGGCGACGGGTAGAGCCTTTAACATTGTATGACAACAAAAGTTTATTTTATTGAATTTTATTGGCATATAGTTAAGAAAAGTGAATCCAATGCACTTTGTAAGTTTATCACTATGTTATACACTTTCTTAGTGGATAGTTACCAGGAGCGGTTCACAAAAATAAACCAAATGGATGCCATCGAAAAAACCATAAACTTTTCAACATGCTGATATGTATGTAATTTGTCAATTTATGTTTCTTGGCACCATATTTGCACTTAAAAAGTGTATAACATTAACATTCCCACAACCCCAACAGAAAGGAAAACAGACAATGGCACTCAAGACTTGGAAAGCGAAAATCGGCGAGCACGAGTTCAACTTAAAAACCAAGAAGGACGACGCCGGGCGGATCGCCAATCAGATCAAGAACGCGGTCCACCTGCACCAGTTCACCCGGGAGATCTCCACCAGCTTTGACGGCAAGGAATACGTCAGCACCACCATGGCGCTGTTTGGGACCGGCCAGGCCCCGATCAAGGATCAGGCAGGCTACGAGGCAGACCTCGCCGTTGCCCTCGCCAAATGGGCTCCTATCCTTATTACCGAGGCCAACCGCGCCGAGGTAGTGTCCGACTTCAACGTGGTTTACGAAAAGCACATTCCCATCCTGGACACCCGCAAGTCCGCCGAGCAGCTGGCCGAGGAAAAGCGGGAGCGGTCAGAACGCGAAGCCACCCGCGCCGCCCAGGAGAACGCATGCCGCGCCGCACACCTCACGCAGTTCAGCAACGGCCCCGACACCGAAATGGTCCAAATCCAGCAGCCCGGCAGCATGGCCATCTACCTCGAAACCATTTACGACGGCAGCGACCCGCAAACCGACTATTTCAATCCCCACGTGCAAGTCGGCCCGGATCTCCTCCTCGCCATCGTTCCCAAGCAGGCCAAGACCCAGGCCCTCGCCCGCATGGCCGTCAGCCGCTACCCGGAGCTCGCCGCCATCGACTTCACCTGGCACACCGAGAATTACAGCATGGGCAAAGGCAACTACCTCGAATCCGGCTACTGCGTCGACGTGACGGCCGGCCCGGAAACCAAGCAATGCCAGTATGCCGTCAAATTCGACGAGTATAGCAAGGCGAAATTTCCCTATAAGGCCTATCCCGGAATCGTGGCCACCCCCGCCGCCGGATCCCCCGCCACGGTCTCAAACGGCGCCGCCACCATCCGCCACAACACCGAGAAGGCAGGCATCGAGATCCGGTTCGCCGATCGGCCTGACGAGTCCGTCCTCGACCGCCTAAAGTCCCACGGCTGGCGCTGGAGCAGGTTTTCCAAATGCTGGTATTCCCGCCAGTCTGACGCGGCCGAGGCCTTCGCCAACGAGTTGGTAGGCTCTCTAACCCCGCAGCAGGCGGCCGCCTGAGTTGATCCCGAGCAAGCCGGCCGAGGGCGCCGCACCTTCGGCCGGCTTTCAGGAAGATCAACCGCCCTTGACGAGATCATGGGCTATTGTTTAAAACTGAAAGGAGGGTCACGATGAAAAAGCGCAAGTTCAAAGTCACTGTAGATCCAGGGTTCGATCCGCATGAGGGTACCGATCTTGAAGCCGTTTGTGCAGCTATCGATTACTCTGAAAATTTCCAGACGGTCCCCGCCAACGTCACGGAAGACGCCAACGGCGAAATTTTTGTTGAACTGGAAAGCGGCTCCTACATAGGCACTGCGCTCGAAGTGGTATGCGATGCCCTGGAAGCTTGGGACATCCCGGCCGAAGTGACCGAGGTTTAAAGGAGGACCATCATGAAACGAGATACTAAAACAGCCAAGGTGAGATATTCAGTCCTTTTGCTCTACCCGGATTACGTGGCCGATGCTTTCGGACAAGAAACCTATTATTCGTTCGAGGTGGCAGCCACCCCGTGCGAAGCGCTGGAAAAAGCCCGGCGCCGCTGCATGAAAGCCAACCGAGGTATAAACGATCCCTTAGACCTTTTCTGTTTGCTTATGATCCATGGCCACAAGCACGACATGACCAGCGTCGCACAGGAGGTTTAACCATGCCAAACCCCAACCACCCCGCCGCCGGCAGCCAGATCAAGGTCGAGCCGATCCGCGACCTGAAGGACATCAAGTCCATTAAAAAGCTCCTTGCCGACACCCCCCGGGACCTGGCGCTCTTCACGATCGGCATCAACACATCCCTGCGCGCATCCGACCTGGTGCGCCTCACCGTGGGCCAGCTGCGCACCCTCAAGCCCATGGGCGAGCTGGAGCTCAAGGAGCGCAAAACCGGCAACCTCCGCCGCATCAGCATCAACCGCGCCTGCATCGAGGTGATTGCCGGCCAGGTCAAACACCTAACCCATGAATGTGCAGCAGAATCAAATGACAGCCATCCTTCATTGATTGATACCCATCCTTTGTCTGTTTATCCAATAGACGCCCAGCCTTTTTTTGCCAGTAGGAGGGGAGGGGGGGCGCTGACAGTCAGCAGCGTGCACAGGCTGGTCAAGGGGTGGTGTCGATCGATCAATCTCAAGGGAAACTACGGCAGTCACACGCTGCGCAAAACATGGGGCTACCACCAGCGTGTGACCTACGGACAGGCCCTGCCGGTCCTCTGCGAGGTCCTGGGGCACTCAACGCAGCGCCAGACGCTCACCTACCTCTGCATCCAGGCCGAGGAGATCCGCAGCGTCTACGCCAACGAGCTATAGGAGGGTTTCATGGATAACCAGCTTGCCGAATTATGGGTTTCGCTTGATAAGGTAAAGAGCGAAATAAACAACACCTGCATCCCCTACGGTATGCACTTGGGTATTGAGGATCCTGAATTAATGGCAGCCCTTGAGGCCACCACCCAGGCGATTGACAATCACTTCGGAAGCTTCCGCCTTCAGGCGAGCCGTGTGAAAGGATAAACACCATGCTCAAGATCATCGACGGATTCCGCTACGACACGGACAAGGCCACGGAGATCGGCGCGGCCAGCTCCACCGGCAGCCAGAGCGATTTCCATTACTGGAGTGAAACGCTTTACAAATCTCCACGCGCCGGCCGCTTCTTCCTCGCCGGCGAAGGGCATGCCATGAGCCGGTGGGGCAAGCGGACCGGGGACGGAAACATGGGATGGGGGTCCGGGATCCTGCCGCTCAGTGTCGTCGACGCCCGCGCTTGGTGCGAACAGCACCTTGAGGACGACGAGTGGGCCAAGCACTTCCCGGCCGACTCGGTCCAAGACGCATAGCCGCCTAAAATAAGTCGGGCGCCGGCTGTTTCGAACGGCCGGCGCCCATCTGCACTCAATCCTTCCGATTCTCACTTATCATCCACTACCTGGTAAACCCCGCTCTTAATCAAATACCCCTCGCACCTGGCCACCGACTCGAACAGGACGAATTCTCCCCCATGGGCCTTTTGCAGCCGGATCAGCTCATCCTCGGCCGCCGCACGCTCCAGGTGCACAAAGCTCGGCCGCACGCGCTCCGGAAGCCACCCGTGCGACGGGAGTCCGCGCCCGGCGTTCATCGCCCGGGCGCGGCCCATATCAACGATAATATAAAAACCGCTCATTTCTTCTAACGGCCCTAACCCCTCTTACTCTTCCCGATCATAAGCCCGGCCAGGTAGCTTCCCTTTGCGGCCTCCCAAGCCGCCGGCGAGATCGCGCTCAGGTCTATTACCTCGCCTTTGGGTCCGATCGTGGCCCCCATGGCCGCCAACGCATTCACGCAGGTCAGCATCAGGTATTCGTCGTCTACCTTGAGGCCCTGCAGCGCTTTGGTTATTTCAACCTCGCTCAGCTTGCCGGTAACCGCCAGGTTGTAGGCCTGCTCGATCGCCACGTTGTCGGCCTCGGTCTTGCTCTTGCCGACGAACATCCCCAGGGTCATGGCGGTCTGCTTGATCCCGAACAAGCTCAACTGGTCGTTGCCGACATTCGTGAGGGCAAACTTGCATCCCACCACTCCCATCGCAAATATCCCGATCACCGCAATCAGCACCAGCAGCTCAAGCAACGAAAGCCCACGCTTCTGCCGGCACGGATAGATTATGCTTATGAGTCCATCCCACATGGCCATTCCTCCTTCTCTACTATTCTTTTTGGTGATATCGGCGGCGGCCTCGGAGGTCGTGAATAGCCGCCTTATGCCGCCGCCGCTGCCTCGGCCTGCGCAAAGTCTGCGCTCGCCCCCCTGGGGCGATCTCTTATTTCCGCATAGGCGCCACCTCCCTTCATCGCCCGTAAATCCTTGATTCGTGGTGCGGGTGTTACCCTTCGCCTGCCGGCGATCGTTGAACCTTGGGCTTCCTATTGAGTCGTTTTTTCGCCATTTTGACAAGAACAAGGCCCGGCCGACGCAATCCATGTTTCCGTGCCCAAATCGCTCAGCGGATATATACCCACGTTCACCGCTGCGTTGTGTGCCATCATCATGCAGAAATTTGATATATTCACCGCCGCGCGGATCAGTGAATTATTTTTGTCGTGGGTTGCATGCCCCGTCAGCGCACCTAAAACTTGCTGCAGCTCAGCCATCATCCGGTGCACCAGGCTCTCGGGAAGCAATTTTTTATATGAATCCCCTCTCACCGGATCATGGTACTTCAGCGACTTCTCACACTCACCTATGAACCAAGACAATTCAGGGCGTATCAGTGACGGCTGATCCAGCACCGATGCCTTTTCTCTCAAAGCAGCAACCTCCGCAGCATATTTCGCCAACTGCTCTTTCGCCTCATTAAATGCTTCTTTCAACGCCTCATGTCTCTTGATCGATACAACCGTTGGCTTTGTTCCCATAGCAATCCTCCTCTCAAAACAGTTTCCCGCCGTGCTTAACCGGGCGGGTCTCGTTATATGCCGCCTTGGCCAGCACCGCCTCGGCAACGCGCAGTTTGAAGTGTGAGGCAAAGTCCATGATCCGGATGATTACGTCTGCCAGTTCCGCCTCCGATCCACTGAACCCCGGGATCTTGTCGTCCGGCGGGTCGCCATTCCTTAGCGCCTCCAGCGCCTCGGACAGCTCGCTGTGCATCAGCGCTATCTTTTCTCCGGTATTCGCCTCGCCGTCCCACCAGCCCTTTCCTACGGCCGTGGAGTGCACCACCTCCTGCACCCGGAAAAACTCGAAAACAAAATCGGATAGGAACTCCAACTTTTTAGGTTTTACCATCTCCATCATCCCCTCTTTCCCATATAGGCCCCAAACACGCATGCTCCCACCGCCGCGGCCCACATCAACCGCGGAACCCACCTCCTCCAGCCTGCCGGACTTTCGCCGACACTCAGCACGACCATCACCTCGACCACTACCGCCGGCCGCTCCGCCTGGCTATCCACTGCCATCACCACGCCGCGCGAAATGCTTTTGATGCAATATCCTATCGGCGAGAGACCCGCAGCGCTCATACGATATCCTCTATTTTCCACGCCGGCCGAACCGCGTCATGAAATAGCACCGGACAAAACTTCCGCCCCGAACCGGCCTCGATGACGTGGCAGATGCAGCCATGCCACGGGCATTGCTTGCACATACCGGTGAGCTCAGGGACTTGGTTATCGACCATCAGGTCGAAGACCCTGTCCGGGATTATCCCTGGCAATAGCGCCCCGTAATAGACATACGGATCACCGGTCTTTTTGCTTTTAAGCCAAATCCAATACTGCATCACACCGCCCTCAACCCGATCCCGAGCATACCGGGCTTGCGTCCCATGTCCTCCGGCAGCCGGCCCTTCTTCACCGCCGGCAGGTAGTTCAGGACGCTGTGATAGAACTTGATCTTCCCCAGGCCCTGCAGCCCCGACTTCTCCGCCCAGGCTCGGTAGTTTTCAAACAACGTCTCAGCCGCCGCCTTATTGTCCGGCCCCAACTCACAGTTTTCGCTAACCCACATTAAAAACGGGTTCATCTCCTGAAGGAATCGCTGCTTGTCCTCTTCCAGTGTGTCCGTTTCCGCAAATCCCCGGCGCCGTATCAGCTCGCATGCCCCCTCCAGCATCCATAGAAAAATGCCGGCGCGTTCCTCTTGCAGCTTGGCCACCAGGTCCACGTCCCGCCGGTCCCCCTCGAAACGCTGGTTGAAATTCAGGATCAGGATCTTGCGCACGAACCCGTAGGACTTATCCACGATCGAGGGCACCTCGTTCAGCGCAAAACAGAACTTTGCCGTCGGGTAGAAGTCGATCCGTTGCTTGTACTTCCACTCCCCGCTCACCATGTCGCCCGAAATGCACTTCTTCAGCACGGATACCGCACTCGGCTCCCGCGTAGTCATCTCCGAGCACGTCACCAGCAGCTTGTCCTGCAGGTATGGTATGTTGAAACTCCGCGCCAGGTCGTCCAGGCTCATTTCAATGGTGTTCTCTTTTCCCAAAACCTGGATAAATGTGTTAATCACCGTGCTCTTGCCGTTCGCACCCGCCCCCACCAGGAACGCCGCCCGCTCGTACTTGCACGTCGGCAGCAGCAGATACCCGCCGTATTGCTGCAGCAGCTCCAGCTTGTCGTCGCCGGCGCAGTTTTTTCCGGTTTCCGCACACTCGCGTCCCTCGGGAAACATCTCCCATAGGGTCTTTGTCCACTTGTTGCACATTGCGTCGGGATCGAACTCCACCGGCAGCTGTGCCCGGCATCCATAAGCCGGATCGTGCGGCTTCAGGAGCTTGCCTATATCGATTTCCTCGCGCGGCGCGAACACCAACTGCTCAAGGTCGACCACGCCGTTCTTCAGGTTGATGATATACGGCCACCGCGCCCACTCGCTTTCTTCCCGGTTCACCATTGCGCTTAAGACCTGGCGGCTGCTCTTGATCCAATCAGCCTGAACCCGGTCCTTCATGGCCTGCACCACCATCTGATCGATTTTACTGTCCTTGTACCGCTTCCAGCACCCGTCCTGATACCGCCAGAACCCACCGTCCGTGCACACTATGGGCGCCAGGTACGCCGCCAGGTAGTTCGCCATGGTTTGCACCACGAACGCCGGCCTTCCGTGGTTGCCGCGCACCGTGAAAAACTCCATGGGATCGATGTCGAGCGGGCTCGGCAGTTCGGGCGCCCCCACCTCCACGCGCTCCGGCGTGATCGTCAACCCCTCCAGAACCCCGCTTCCGCACGTCTCCGGCGGCTTCCAGTTCGGGTCGTAGCCGGTCATGAACTTGATCAGCTTCTCGTCGCCCGAAATAACTTTCCGCGCATCGGCAAACGTCTTCCCGCGGCAACTGTTGTGCGAGCAGTGGTATGATAGCTTGCCGTTGCTGTCCTGCAGGACCGCCGCGTCCTTCGCCTTGTGATCCGGGTTGAAGACGCACTCGGCAAGGTTGAAGCGCGTCATCACCCCCTGGTCGTCGACGCTGTGCACCGTGCGCCCGAACGCGGAAAGATACTCCTCGACCTTCAGCTTCCCCAGGTCGGGCGCCGGGTTCATGCGCTCGGCGGTTTTCCCCGTCGGACTCCCCCGCTTCGCCGGCACCCCCGTTTTACCTGATGTTGTGGGAGCGGCATCCTGCCGCGATTTTTTTTCAGCCGCCGGCGCCAGCGCCGCAAGCTGCTCCACCAACTCGATCGGCGTCACCGGCACCTGGTCGAACGTTTCCGGCGTATCCCCGAAAAGCTGGCTGCGCCGGTGCGGCCGGCTCTTGGTGGAGTCCCCCTTCCGCGCCAGGGTGGAGTAAAGCTTCCAGATCCTGGCCGGGTTGAACACCGACAAATCCACCTTCACCTTGTCGGTCGAAACCTTAGCCGCCACCGCCGCGAGGCAGCGCTTTACGATCGGGTCCCGCCGGTACTCCTCCGTGCAGGGGATGTCCGCGATCCGGTAGCACAGGTGATAGCCGTTACCGGAGAGCGCCTTGACCGGGGCCGCCCACCCCAGCCCGCGCAGGAACTCTGCCGCCGCCTTGGCCGCCTCGCCGGCAAGCGTCAGCTCCTCATCGGTCGCGGACACCCCGGCCATCCGCTCCGGATCGAAGTCGAGCAGCAGCCAGCGCACCGCCCGGATATGCTGGTCGCTCGTCTGCGGCCGCTTCTTACTCGCCGTCACCAGGTGGTTCGCGGCCTTGGAGATCGATTCCGGGTCCACCACGTTCGGCACGAAATAGACGCCGGCGGCCTCCGCCTTGTCGAGGGCTGCTGCCGCCCGGCCGAAGTCCTCGGCATTGTCGAAATAGCCGAAGACTACCGCGTCGTCGCCCTTGGCGAATCCATTCCAGGCTTGAGATCGGCCCGAAAGCCCCAGGGCCCGGATCTCCGTCACCTCGCCCGGACGGAAGAAGAGTCGATATACCTGCTCGGGAGTGCTCGGCATTATTTTTCAGGTGGCGGGGCGGCGGGGCCGGCGGCCGCCGGCCGTGGTTCATCCGGCAGCTTCAGCGTCCCGAAATTATCCTCATGATAACGAACGGCCCTGGCCACCAGATAAAACACCTGCTCCTCCAACCCACGGTACTGCGACAGCGCCAAAAGCTTCAGCTTTCCGTAAAGCATCGGCACCCCGGCAAACACCTGGTCAAGCGCCCGGGCCGGCGGAACCGTCTCGCCGGCAAACGGCAACCGCCGCTGCGCTTCACCCGCGGGAGCGGCTTCCAGCCGCGATTCTTTTGCGGGAACGGCATCCTGCCGCGATTCTTCCGCCGCCTTGATCTTCTTAACGGCGGTGTAAATCGTGTTGATATTCCTGCCCATCTTCTGCGCCAGGGCGACAGTGGTCATCCGGTCGCGCATACCCTGCCGCACGATCGCCATTTCCTCTTCGCTCATTTTCTTCCAGCGGCCCATGCCCCCTCCGGTAATATTCGTCTGATCGATCGGCACATTCTCACTCATCGGCCCCAGCCCGTGCACATATGCCACCCGCTTCGCGCACCGAACACACGTCGAATTGTTCTTGTCCGCCAGCTCATGCCGGCATCCGAGGCACGGGCTTTTCATCAGACGACGAATCCATCATGTCTCAACAGCGTGACGGCTCCTGCCAGCATCCATAGAAACACGCCGTCTTTCTCGGCGGTAAGCTTCTCCAGCAAATCGGGATCGCGGTAACTGGCTGTGAATTGATGTGTAAATGGGATGATCAGCAGCCTGTCCATCAGCCCGTGCGCGAGCTCGTACCGCATCTCCATATTTATGTTCTGGCAGAAAATGGGCTTGCACGTGGGCTTGAAAGCGATCACCTCCCGTTTATACTTCCACCAGCCCTCCACAATGTCGCCGGCGATTATCGACTTCAATACGGCAACCGCGCGCTTGCTCCGGGGATTTAGATCACTGAAGGACAGTAACCTTTTGCCTTGCAAGGCAGGCGTGCTGAAAGCACTCTGCAAGTCGTCCATCACAGCAATCTCCGCCACAAGCGCGGACCCAAGAATCCTCCAAAGCAGTTGAACGAAAACGCTCTTTCCGTTGGCGCCGGCGCCTTGCAGAATGCACGCGCGGTTGTATCTATTGTCCGGCAGCAGGATATATCCCGCGAACTGCTGCAGCAGATTGGCCTTCCCCCTTTCCATCGGAAATACTTCCTGCAGGTAGGCATTGAAACGCGGGCATTTCGCCTCCGGCTGAAACTCGACGTTCAGCGGCGGATCGGACGCATCGCCTGCTCCATGCGGCTCAAAGACAACCGCATCCATAAGATCAGACCCGGCCGCCGCCAGCTTGCTTATGTTCACAACACCATTTTTTACTCTCACTCTGATATCGCCCTGCTCTTTTTCCATATGGCCATCCCTTCATTCGTTTTGAGTCGTGCAATGAGGTTCAAACCACCTTCCTCTTCACCAGCGCAAAGCACATCCCCGAACTCACCACCATCCAGGGAATCCGCCGGCGCGTGTAGTCGACCGCAAACTGGTAAAGAATCCCCCACTCCTCCGGCGCAATCGCCGGCAGCACGTCGTAAAGCTCCTTCGGCGCAGCCCGCATCAGCGCATCCGACCGGAACCCAGCCACCGCCTGCCCGGCCGCCGGGCAAATCTGCACCATGCCGGCCTTGCGCCAGTCCTCCCGCAACTGGCATTGCCTGCCGGCCGGGCTCGCACACACCGGCTTGGCCGTAACCCCCCAGGTCCCCTCGATCGGCGTCAGACAATGCCGGCAACCACCGAAATACAGACACACCTCAAGCGTCCGCGAGGCCATGCTCACCTTCCTCCATCCCTGTGCCGCTTCAAATATTCATCGATCTCGCGCACGTCATATCGCACCTGGACCCCCACCTTTTGCCGTGGCATCGGCATATCCTTCATGGTCCGCACCGAAATCCCCAGGTAAACCGCCGCCTCTTCCACCGTCAGCAACGGCGTCGTAATGGTCACCCCTTTTCCAATGTCGATCGTCTTCATGCAATTTTCCTCACCGCATAGCGGCTGGTGATCACCCTGAAGCCATCACAAAACTCCACCAGGCACGAATTCTTCTTGCCCCGGGCCAGCACACGGCAGAGCTGCCCTTTACGCTCCGGCAGCCACTTCCGCCAAAACCACACATGCGTCAAAACGGGAAGAACGATGTCCCTGGCATCTGGCGCCATACCGGCCCATCCAGCGTCGGCATTCTCTCGACCCTGCCGTTTACATCCATCTGCTTCAAAAAAAACATTACCTGCGCTGCAACGAATTGATCCCGCAGCTTGCGAATGTGCGCGATATCCGTGGGCCGGCGCCGGGATCCCGACTCGCACCCCACGATGCCCCACTCGATTCCATTTCTCCGGGGGATCACATCAAAGCAGCCTTTCATCGGCTCGACCTGCTCCCATAGCCAGTGGTCAACATCAATTTCCCCCAGCAACGGCTCGAAGCACACGAACTTGTGCCCGCCCGGGATCTCCAGCAGCTTCTCGATCCGCCAAACCTGATCTTTGTCCTCGACCGTCACCCCGATCCACAGATTCTCCGGCAGCGTCGGGCTATCTCCGTACTCCTCCCACTCGAAAAAAGCCTTCATTCGCTTGGGCCGCTTGGTGAGCATGAAGAAGGTATGCTCGGGATATTCAGGGTTAGATCCGGTGCACTGCCAGATAATGTTTGAAATCTTAGCCACTTCCGGGAACGGGATATCGTCATGAAAAAGATCCGTCATGCTCCCCACAAAGATATCCCGATGCTTCCGCCATCGCAGCGGCGCCTCCAGCCGCTCCGGATGCAGCACGATCTGCGAAAACGGCACGCCCGGGCCGCCATGCAGCGCCGGGAACCTCCGCGTCATCTCCTTGGCCCAGCAGTTCTTGCAAGCCGGCGAGCTCGGCGTGCAGCCGGTCACAGGATTCCAACTCTCATCCCACCACTGGCCCGGCTTCTTCGCAATTTCGGCCAGGACCTTAGCTACCGCGTTATACTTCGGGAGATGTCCCAATTTCGTCATCGGCCTGATCCTCCATCAGCTCCTCGATCCGCACCCGGGCGGAATTTCGCGGCGCCCGCGCGCCGGCCTCCCATCTCGAAACCGTGGCCTGATTAACCCCCACGGCCGCGCCAAACTCCGACTGGCTCAGGTGCAGGCGCACCCTCAGCCGCAGCACCCGGTCTGCCATCATGCCGGCGTCGATCATCAGGCCGCCCTCATTGCTTAACCCCGTCGAACGTAAGCGCCTGCTCCGGTATCGGCCCATACTGCTCCTCCCATGCGGCCGTGCAGCGTTCCAGCAGCCGCTGTAGGCTGCGCGCGTGCATCGGGCTCATGTAGGCCTTCGCCACCGGAACGCAGGGCTCCTTGTCCCCCCCCCCGAACCCGCCACCGGAATCAACCGCATAAAGTCGATCACCAGGTCGAACGGCCGCGTGTAAACCAGCACCCTGTTGCTGTAGATCACCGGAACGTCATTCATTTCCCTCACCCTCCTGCGCCTGGGGGATGTCTGCATTTGTGGGAGCGGCTTCCAGCCGCGATTCTTTTTCGTCAGCCTTGCCCGCCGGCGGCAACGCAGCAATCTTTTCGCCGCCGTAGCCATATTCGGCCCCGCAATCCTTGCAGAAATACGCCGGCGCCAGCACAATCTGGTCCTTGGCCGCTCCCACCGCCAGACGCGAGACCCGCTGCACGCCATAGCCGACCGCAAACAGCTCCCCGGCGCCGATAAGCGGCGCGCATACCCGACAGCGTTCGAGCTTGCCGTGGTCCTTCACGAACGCGGGAATGTCCTCGTTTTCAAGCGCCCGGCCGCAGCAACGGCAGCACATCACCTCGACCATGGTAAGGCTTTCCTGCCTGGTCCGGCCCGACGACACCACGGCCGGCAGCCGGTAGATGTTCATCACGCGGTCGAAATACCTTCCACCGCATTCCCCGCACACGACCGGCGTCATGTGCTCCTGCCGGATCGGCGTCGTTCGAATCCCGCCCGAAACCGCCGGCTTGTGCTGATTAATGAATTGCTCCTGAAACCTACGTCCCATGGTTTCCCGCCTTTCGATCCACCAGGATCATCAGCCCGCAGCCTAACGCCATGACCGCAATCCCGATAAAGTTAAAAGGTTCGATCGCAAGCTCTTTCCCAGGGCAGGTTTCGCGCCAGCCCGGCCACAAACACCAGCACCGCTTCGACCCGCGTCACCCACGCAAGCAAACCGTTATCCATGCTCCACCGGCCTTTCCACTGGGGCAATGTCCGTGCGCACTGCCGCGCCGCTCTTGATGCCCACAAACCACGCCATTCCGCCCACACCGATAACGCCCCCGACAAAAATACCGATCAAAAAACCCCACCAGAACATGCCACACCTCCTCAAGCCTTCTTGCCCAGCACGTACCACTGATACGCGGTCAGCGCCTCGGCCGCCGTCGCGGCACCCGCCGGGGTGTTCCAGTATTTTTTGTAGTAGATCGCCTGCTCCGCCCGATCCGCAGGGATCCCCCCGGGGAAACGCAGATAATTCGCACGCGCCATTGCCGCCTGGTAAGCCAGGTTGAAAATCATGTCGCGGTCGCCGCCCGGCAGGTTGTCGTCGGCCTTGACGTTCAACGCCATTATCTTCACGTGCAGATCCGGATGCTGCCGCGCAAGCCAGGCAAGCAGATCGCGCTCGGTCGCGGGCTCCATCTGGAAAATCCCCCGCGCCGGGCCCGGCGCCTGCTTGATCCACCGCCCGAGCTGGCTCTCCTGGGCCGCGGTCAGCAGCAGCAGCTCCACCGCATCGGTGGAAAACGGGATCTCGGGCGTCAGGTACTGCAACGTCTCGGTTATCAACTGCCGAACCTGCTTCGCGTCCATAGATGCCCCCCCTGGCTAAAGCTTCATCACCGCGTACGCTGCCATCATCCGCAGCACCGCCTCGATAATTCCCATGCCTGTGTGACAGTAAAAGTGGGTCACGAACCGCCTCTCAACCTCGACCGGCTGCAAAACATATTCGTGGACAACCGCCTGCCCGTCTATTTCCATCCGATGCTCATAACGCATAGGCTTCCCCTGGATCTCTATCAACTGCCCGTCCAGCGGCCCGCCCACAAACAACCACCAGCCATCTTCCAGCTTCGTGCACTCGGCTTCGCGCTCACCGCTCATCCCGCCACCTCCACCCGCTGCATGTCGCAGAAGATCCCGGTCTGTGACGTGCGGAATTTCGCCATCTCGCAATTTTCAGGCTTAAGCTCTATCAAAATAGAATTGCGCCCATTCTGTTCGGCCACCATCCCGGTGGTACCGCTGCCGCCGAACGGATCAAGCACGATCCCGCCGCGCGGGCATCCGGCCAGGATGCACGGCTCCACCAGTTTGGCGGGAAAGGTAGCAAAGTGCGCCCCGGAGAAACCCTTGCACGGAATCCGCCACACGGAGCGCAGGTTTCTTTCTTCCACAACATCCTTTACTGCATTAGAAAACGATTGGTTCTGTTTGTAGCGGCCGCGCCGGGCACGATGAGATCCTGGACCTGTATCCCAGCCGGTAGGAACCGCCATCTTCGCTTTTGGATTTACCCCAGGCTTTTCCAACATGTGCTCAAATGTTTTGGCGATGGTCTGCCTTCCAGGGCCGCCGTCGGTATATTTGTGGGAGTTGCTGCGGCCCCGCGCATAGCGCGGATGTGAATCGGGTGATGCGGGGACCTTAACGGCGTCTTGGTCGTAGTAATACTTGGCGCTTTTTGACAGAAAGAAGAGATACTCGTGAGAATTCGTCGGCCGATCTTTGCAGGACTCCGGCATGCAATTGGGCTTATCCCAAATAATGTCCTTACGCAGCCACCAGCCATCGGCGCGAAGGGCTAAGGCCGTCGTCCATGGTATTCCGGCCAAGTCTTTAGGTTTTAGACCTGCACCTTTAGCAATTTTTGGGGGAAGAACGGTCGCGCGGTCGCGACGGAATGATGCTCTATTGCAAGAGTTATCTCCTATTCGGTTACGGCCGGTTGGATATTTTGGATCGAAAGTCGATCCGTTCCCATGAGGCTGGGTGATATAGCAATCCCCAAGGTTAAGCCAAAGCGTGCCGTCATCCCGCAAGACCCGGCGTACTTCACTAAAAACGATAACGCTGTGATCAACGTAAAGCTCCGGGGTAGGCTCCAGTCCGTATGCGCAAATGTGGGTCTTCTTGTTTGGCGCCCAAACAATCCCTCTATTATCGGCACGCACTTTTATTCTAAATTTCCAGTGCTTGCGCTTGTTGCCTTTTTTTGGAAGGTTGAAATCAGACCATGAACCTGACCAAAGAACCTGCATCTCCCAACCTCCATACCGGCGCAGGCCCCAGTAAGGTGGACTCGTAATGCAACAGTTCACCGACTCGGCCGGCATCGCGCGTAGCATTTCAAGGCAATCTCCCTGGCGTATTTCAACTGTCATTATACCGCTATGCCTATCTGCTCGATCATTCCGTGCTTTTTCCATCTGTTATCGTTTTCAGCCGGATGATCAGGCTGCGGTCAACGTACCTGTTGCTCGCACAATTTGAAAAATCACTCTGCTTTACCCATCCGCCGCGGGAGTCATAAAACGATCCGCTGAAGATATGCGCATCCATCGGCCTGTCTTCGAACGACCGCAGCGCGTTCTTCTCGAACTCCGATTCCGGGCTGATCACCAGCTGCACCGTCCCGTCCTCAATATAGATTGCAGTTTTCATGACCACTGTCCTCTCTTGCTATTCCTTCAATCGTCCAGGTTCTCGGGCAGGACCAACATGCCCTTCAATGCTCTCTGGGCGATAACACTGATTCTTGAGTGCCCTATCTTCGCAGCTTCGCCACGGATCAATTTCAGACCATCAGACATGATATCCAGCTTCGCTTTCAACGCAGACATGGGATGCTCGGGACATTTTTCGATGTGCTCTTTCAGAACATCGGCCATAGACATCGGGGTCGATTCTCGCGGCCCGTATCGGTGGCCACAGTACACACAGTTGATGTACATGCCGGAGAGCAGATCGTTAACCCATTGTTTGAGTTTTGCATTCTCGTCCAATAGTTGCTTGGTTGCTTCATTCGGGTCGGTCATTTTTATGATCCTTTCTTTACTCCCTACGCGCGATCGCGGCATTGGCCCAAAAGACAGCTTCTTCTATCTTGGTAAGGGCGAGCGACGCCTCGCGGCTCTCCGGGCAATGCTTTCCGATCAGGATCGCCCATGATGTGCCCCGCGTGCCGGATATCCTGGTACTTCTCATTCTGCCCTGCCTTCGGCGCATGGTACGTGAACCGGTTCTCCAACTCTTTAGGATCTATCATTAGTTCCATCCTATTTTTTCGGTATCAGCGAGCATTTACCCACCCAGCGCTTGCGCGCCGCTGCTTCCGGTTCTACCCATCCTCCCGGGTCGCCGGGGTCCAAACTCGGAGACCACACATATCCGCCGGGAATATTCGCGGGCCGGGGCGGTTCGGTCTCGCTCATCCAGTCACTAAACTTTTCCGGCGTCACCGCCATCCGTCCCATATTTTTTCATCGCCAGGCCATGCAAAGACTGGCCCGGCAAATTTGTGGAATAAACGGGCATCTTTTAAATTGTGCATCTGCCTCTAACATCCAATCCATCTCCATCCCTCGCTTTTTCTATGGTTGGCTTGTAAATCGTCTTCCAGCACCACTCGGATACGAACACCCGCCGGTGCCCGAAATCTATCTCGCTGCGCGGAAGGCGCACTTCCATTCCGGTCGCGGCGTCAATCACCGTCACCTGGCGTTCCGTCGTCGCCGCGATCCCGCTGATCTCCCGGCACAACATGGTTCTCGCCATCGGCCACCCCCACAGAGGGGACGTTCATTCCAGGTTTGTCTAAATATTTGCCCCAATCCATTCCGCTCGGGCATGGCGTCGCAAGCACCTCAACCCGGCCGGTTTTGAAATTCATCCGGTTACGCAAAGCATCCCACGCCATTTCGCTGATGGGGCTGGGCTCTTCGTCCTGGATTCTGTATGGATCCATCATTGCTCGCCGGCCTCCCACCTCTGCTGGCACGAAACGCACCGGGGGCACCCTGGCAGGGCCTTCCGCCGGGCCGCCGGGATCTCCTCGCCGCAGTCCACGCACTCGGGCTCAGGCTCCCGCAGCAGGCGCGGCCTCAATCCTTCGCGCGCCTGCTCGATTGCCTTCGCCGTGAAATACTCCGCCCGCTCATTCGCCTCGTCGATGATGTCCATGCCCTACCTCGCCGCCGCCATCCGCCGCCAACTGTACTGATGCCACTTCTCAAGCGCCGCCTTGAACGTCAGGTCGAAATGCAAAAACGCCTGGAAGTCGCACGGATCGGCGCTTAACCGCTGCCATTCACGAAATGCAAGATCAATGAACTCCTTCGGCAACTCGCACTCGGACGTCACCACCTCGCACTCGATCACTATGTCCTCTTCCGGATCTATCCGCAGTTCGTCCGTCATTGCGCACCGCCCGCGGCAGCCAATCCCGCCGCAGCATCCATGTTGGCAATTACAATGGCATAGGCATCCGGCGGGGGAACAGAGTTGCCGCACAGCCTCACCTGGTCCGTCTTCGTGATCCTTTTGCCGGCCACCTCGATATCGATCTTGTATTCGTCCGAAAACCCCTGCGCGCGGAAAAGCTCCCGAGGCTGAAGCATCCGCATCCCGATATCCACGATCACATAGGGCTCGCCCTGGATCGTGACCGTCACAAGGCCCATGCGGTCTTTCGTGGTTTGGGTATGCAGAGGTTCGGAGAGACGCGGATCCTGGTCGGTGCCGTAATATTTGAGCAGGAAAGCCCGCACCTCGCCGTAATGCTGCCCGGTCTGGATGGTGTGCAGTGGCTCCTGGACCGGCTGTCCGTCCTTGCTGGTGCCTTTGAACTTGACGATGTGGGATGTTACGAGCTGCTGCTGGGTGCCACGGTGAACTATGGTTGACAGCGGGACATCGACCGGCCGCCCCGGACCGTCATAGAAACCGCCGTTGTGTTGGGCCATGAAGGCGGTCACCAGCGCAGCCTTGCCGCCACCGCCGGCCGTGATCGTTCCGATGGGTTGGTCGGCCGGACTGCCGACGCTCTGCCCGAAATCCCGGTGGATGTGCGCGGTGACCAGGGCGTGCTTGTTGCCCTGGGTGGTAATCGTATGAAGCGGTTCGTCTACACCGTGGCAGGGCTTCTCGCCGAAGTTCTGCTTGACGATGGTGGCCGTGACAAGCGCATGCTTCTGCCCGCCGGCCACCACGGTGCCGAGCGGCTTTTCGAGTCCGGGAACACGCGGCGCCTGGCCCTCGCGTTCGCCGTAGCCGGTTTGCACCAACGTCGGTGCCACCAACGCAAACTCGCCCCGATGGGCAGTCGTGACCGTGCGTAACGGCTCATCGATTCCATGCACGCGACCCTCTCCGCCCGCGTGCGTGATCGGCACAATGAACGTCGATGCCGCATCGATCACATAGCGCTTGATCCCGGCCGCGATCCGCCGCAGCGTGTTGTCGGCGAGTGGCTTCTTGCGCTCGAAAATGCTCGGGCACGGCAGCGACCAGTCGATGCACTCTGCCGCCGTGCGGTAAGGTATGCGCCCGGGGCCGTGAGTAGGCGCAGGCCAAACGATCGGGGCCCCGTCGCACCGGGCGACCAGAAAAAGCCGCTTGCGGATCGTCGGGGCACCGTAGTCGCAGGCCTTCAACTCGCGCCGCTCCACCTTGTACCCCAAACGCCGCAGCGAGCGCACAAACGCGCAGAAGGTGGTTCCCTTCTGGCTCTTGATGATGCACCCGGTCCGGTCCAGAGGTCCCCACTGCACGAACTCCTCGACGTTCTCCAGGATGATCACGCGGGGTCTCACTTCGCGGGCCCACTTCTCGACCACCCAGGCGAGATCCCGGCGCTTGCGGTCGCGGTTGGGCGGGCCGCCCTTGGCCTTCGAGTGATGGGTGCAGTCCGGGGAGGACCACAGCAGCCCCACCGGCCGCCGGCGGGTGGCCCAGCGCGGCGGCACCTGCCAGACGTCCTGCTGCAGGTGTCGTGTGTGGGGATGGTTCGCCGCGTGCATGGCGAGCGCGATCGGGTCGTGGTTAATCGCTACATCCGGGTCCCGGCCGAGCGCCAGCCTGATCCCCGTCGAAGCCCCGCCGCCGCCCGCAAACAGGTCGACTATTATCTCTCCTGGAAGAAGCATGTTCCTCACCCGCACAGGAGCGCCATCATGCCAAGCACCATGACCGCGCACAAAAACAGAACGCCCAGCAAATTCTTGATAACCTCGCCCGGCGTCACCCTTTCATCGGATCCGGTGTCGCGCATCCAGTGTCCGCGCTCGTAGACGTAGCTGATAGGCGTGCTCATGCCGGCACCTCCGGGCAGCTTTTATGCTTGTCGGTGAACTCGCGTAGGACTTTCAGATAATCGTCAACCGGCATCGGAGTCGCAATCTTTTCAAAAAATCCGCACCGCTCGCACCCGACCCCAAACGGCCGCCCGCCGCGGCCATCGTGTGCGTAGATCCATTCGACTCTTGGCTTAATGCTCATACCGCCCCCACCTGCGCCCGATCCGGCGGCAGTGCCGCGAACTGGCGATCGAGATCGGCCAGAACCAACGCTCCGCAGGCTTGGCAGTATGTGTGGCTAACATCCACCTCGGCCTTGCCGTCATCGATGGGCGGACCGGTTTCGATGCCGCACGTCATGCAGATCCGCAGGATCATTTTGCCGCCCCTTGGGATGATAGGCCGTTCGCCTTTCTTGATCTTTTAACAACCGCGAGCGCCGCAAGCCCTCCGCCCAGCAGAAAGATGGACGCGGCCTCGGGTACGGGCTGCGGGGTTACGGGAATCACGGGGATAACAGGAACCACTGGAAGCCCTGGTACATCGGGCATGAAGGGCGCGTCGGGCTTCACCGGTACGACGGGCTTCAGCGGAAGCTGCGCGTAGTAGCCCAGGTTCGGTTTGTGGTGATGATGGTGATTCCCACAGAACAAGTTGAAATTCTTGCCGAAGTTCTTTTTCAGACCGTTCAGGTTGAAAAGCGATGCATCCGCCGGTAATGCGAAAACTGCCAGGATCAATAAAATAACGAGCGTTACCTTCTTCATGGATTTCCTCCTATTTTGCATCGGGGAGCCGATCATCAGAATCCAATCCCCAGCCCGACGCTGAAATTGTTGATCACGCAAGCGCCCGACACCCCGATAAACACGTACTGCGCCCAGGGCCTGTACGCCGCCGGCAGCACGTGCACGAGGGCCGTCTGCGCTATGTACCCGCCGATGAACATGGCCGCCACCTTCCCCTCGGACGGATGGTCGCCGATCAGCGGGTTGCGCTCGTGGTAGTTCTCGGGTTCCCGGGCGATCTTCAGCGTTTGCGAAAAATCCACCAAATAGAGCGAAGTCCAGACGGCATGCCGGGTGATGTCCGCATCGCTCCATTCATCGAAAGCCAAGGTTTTGTTCACACCGACGGCCGCGCCGACCGCACATGCGATGACGATGCATACGATGACCGTGCGTACCTGGTGCAAATGCTCATTCATGGCTTGTCCTCCCCGCGCTGTCTTACCTTCGTCTTACGTTTTGAGGCCCTTCGCGCGGGCCTCGTTTTCGTCTTACCAAAGTATTATTTACATCCCGCGCCCAGCCGAATATCTTCGAACCGCACATGATCGATCAGGCTTGGATTAGAGCAAATAATAGGAAGGGCCAGCAGGATGCAGCAGCGAACGACATCGGATTTCGACCGGTCCAGCTTCCCAACGGCACCGTTCAGCCAGGTTGCGAATTCCTCGCAGCTCTTGAAGTTGTGCACCTCTTCTTTCTTGCCGGCCACGATTCACCTCCTCGGCTCACCCGATGATCTTGAACTTGTGGGAGCGGCTTCCAGCCGCGATCTTCTTCTCTTTGCCATCCAGGTAACGGCCCCAGTCGTCCCTCGTGAAACGCTTGAACGCGCATCCCCGTCCGCTCTCGACCTGGGGCAGAAGCAGATCGACCTGGGCCGCAAGCGCGTCCAGGTCGAGAATCGTGCGCTGCTTGAGCGCCTCGATGGATTGCCGGATCAATCTCAGTTCGTCGTAGGTTGACATTGACAATTTTCCGATGTTAATCTATGTCAACGCAAATCCGCGCCCGAGAACCGGGCACGGATCAATTACAAGCGCATTGCTTGGGACATTCAGCCAACCGCTGAGTGTACTGACCGGGAAACACGTCCTCGACCGAACGGCCGATGCTACGCGCGATTTCGCAGGCCACCGTGAACGACGTGGCCCTGCCGTCCCGCACCGCATATACGAGCGTGTAGGATACCCCGAGACGGCGCGCGATGACCCTTGCGCCGGCTTCTTTGCGATGGATGAACATTTCGATTTTTCGTTCTTCGGGTGTCATGTCTTATGTCAGTTTTTTTAATAAATTCATTATAAAAAATTCATAACGTAAATTTATATTATTCAATGGCCGGCCATTTGTCAAGAGAAAAGTGACATATGACAGATAACACAAAAGATTTCTATGCCCCGGATTGGCTCAAGCAGGTGCGGGGGGGATTGACAAAGGAGTTGTTTGCAAAGAATATAGGCGTAAGCGTCAGGCATTATTATAGATACGAAAGCGGAGAGCAGGTCGTACCTCAGAAGGTGGTCGATGCGGTCCTGCGCTACATACGCGACATGGAGCATGCCGTCGCTGAGCCGAAGGATGATTACGCCAAGCACGGCGGCCACAAGCCGGACTTCGAAAAGTCCATGGGGGTTGAGAAGAGCTCGGACGAGTGGGACGCGCTCGGCCTGCTCTACGAGATCGTCAAGGAGGGAGACCCCGCCTACCGCCGCGCCATCATGGCGAACCTCGTGGCCTTCAGCACGGCGATCCGCGAGCGCAAGAAGAGCGCTGGGCTTGAATCCGAAGTTGCGGGGATGAAGGCCGAGCAGGTGAAGACCGCCGGCGAGATGGAAAAACTACGGCAGGAACTATCAGAGCTGCGAGCTATCGTGCAGACTCACGCGCGCGAGGTCACATACACGGGCCCCGAACGGCGCCTCGGACCGGATCGGAGAATCGCGGACGGTGCAAGCCCGGACGGAATCGAGCACCGCAGCGGCCTCGAACGGCGAGCGGGAGGGGGCGACAACGGCCCCGCCTGAAACGAAGGAAGGATAGTATGAATTCGACTCAAAAGGTCATACTGTTTGCTGTTGCGGCTGTTATTACAGCGATGTTGGCGTATCCCCCTTTTCAGGTCATCGACAAACTCAATGTCACTCACAACATGGGATACAGCTGGCTTCTTGAGCCGCCCAGAAGGCTTGGCATTTCCGCAACCGTCAACAGCCAAATGCTCATGGTGCAGATAATCGCTGTCGCTTTTCTTGGCGGCATACTTTTTCTTGCTTCTAAAACCATTAAGAAAAAACCTTCCGAATCTGCTTCGCCCACCACAGATGCGAGCAATAGTTTGCCTTGCGGCATTGGGGGATGGCTTCTTTTTCTATGTATATCGTTGACGATAATCACCCCTGCTTACGCGGCGCTCAGTCTATTTATGTTCTGGCGAGAAGTCTCCCCATTCTTCTCGAACAACCCTGATTTACGCACCGCATTTCATTTTTTTGTAGCTGGATCTGTTTTTGTATGCGGGTATGGGGTCTACGCCGGATACCGGCTGTGGGTGCTTAAGTCTGATGCCGTAGCGAAAGCAAAGACATATTTGTGGATTTCTCTTTGCTTTTCAGTTTTTGGAACAATAGCCTTCATAGTCATGGCAGATTTGCCCACCACAGGAGCCCTTGCATATCTGCAAACCGCCGGAATCAAAGACGTGCTCAAAGGCTTCATCCCGTTTGCCATTTGGTATGCATATCTTAAATCCTCCAAAAGGGTGCGGAACACTTATCCGTTGCTTTAAAAATATCCCCCATGGCCATAACCCAACTCAAAGACGGCCGCTGGCAGTGCTACTACCGCGCCAAACGCCCGGACGGCAGGCCCTACCTGCGCCGCGAATACTTCGGCCGGGGACCGGAGGGCGAGTCCGCCGCCCGCGAGCATGAGCGGGGACTGAACCTCAAACCGCGGCGGCCGGCGGCGGCCCGCGAAGGCCCCACTTTCGCCGAGATCGCCCGCGCCTACTTCACCGCCCACCAGTTCGCCTCGGCAAACACCCGCAACCAGCACCGCATCCGCATGGCGGGCATGCTGTTGCCGTTCTTCGGACCCAAGCCGGCCACCCGCGTGAACGACGCGGACATGGAGCGCTATATCGCCTGGCGGCGGTCCTCGCCGCGAAAAAAGAACCGGAAGACCGCCATCAGCTACAGCACCATCCGCCGCGAGCTCGCGGATCTCAAGGCCATCTTCAGCTTCGCCGCCCGGCGGAGGCCGGCGCTCATCGCCTTCAATCCGATCCGGGACTTCCGCCTGCCGCGCGAGGACCGCGAGGTGATCCTGCCGCCGACGCTACAGGAATTCGCCGCCATTCTATCCGCGGCCCCCGAGCACCTGCGCCGCGTCTGCCTCATCGCCTACTACGTCGGTCTGCGGCCGGGCCCCGTCGAGCTTTACCGCCTGCGCTGGGAACGGGTGGATTGGTCGACCGGCACCATCCTGATTGCGAGCGCAAAAAAGGGCGGACCGGTCGCGCGCAGCGTCCCGATCCACCCCGATTTTTTACCAATCCTGAAGGCCTGGCACACGGCCGACCAGTCGCAAAACAGGCCCTGGCTCATTCATTGGGCCGGAAAGCCCGTCGCCAAGATCGCTTGCACCTGGAATGCCACCCTGAAGCGCGTCGGCATCACCCGCCACCTGCGCCCCTACGACCTGCGCCACCTCTTCATCACCCAGGCGCTCGAAAGGGGCGCCGACATCGGCGCTCTATCCGCCGTAGCCGGCTCCGACCCGCAAACCCTGCGCAAATCCTACCAGCACGTCGCCATCCCCATGCTGCACCGCACCATCAACCTGATCCCGGCCTTGGTGATACCTGCTCCTAATTTATCATCAAATAAAACAAAATAACAAAGCGTAATAATTGACTATATTATTATATCACAACCCCAGGTAGGCGGCCTGGAGTCCAATAAAATCAATCGTCTTCACGCTTTTTATGGTGATATATTCGTATCACAAACACGCCGATCACGTTTCGCCTACCCATCGAAGGACACCATCAGGTCCCAGTCGGAAAGCTGCGGCACGGCGCCACAGCTTCGAACAAGTCCCACCGGCGCCGCCGCGTATGCAGTTCCGCCAGTCTGCTTCAGATAATCCACTCCGTCCAGAAAAGCAAGCCGGCGGGCGCACCTGCGACATTGCCGGCCGTTCTTGTCATCATGCTCAAGGGTGCAGCCGAAGCACGGCGACCGCTGACCGACCGGCATCTCACTTGGTGCCTTCAGGCGGAGGGTCCGCAGGTGCCGCCAGTTTCGCCCTTGCAGCCGCCGCCAGAGCCTCCAGGGCCTTGAATTTCAACTGGGTGCGGCCCAGGGTATAGCCCTTGGTGGCATCCACAGCCTTGCCGCCCACAACGATTCCGCCGATAATTGTCACCCCTTTGATCGCCAGCAGCACGAGCGCCTGCACCGACTCGGGCAGATTGGCTATCGCCTGCTTGATCAGGTCAATCGTCTCCTGATCCATCACCCCGAACAGCAGCGCAATCACTACGCCATAGGGCCCAAGGCTGTTCAGCCAGAACTCGGTGGACTGGTAACCTTTTTTGTTCTCCATGTTTCCCCTTCTCTCCTTTTAGCTTTTATAGGTCCAAACGACATCCTGCGGCAGGTGTACTGCCACGTCGGCATGGATGAAATTCGCCCCGAGGCCAATCCTGCGGAAGCGGGCTCCCATCAGCCCGGCCAGGATGTAATACCGCTGCGCGGAATTCCCGGCACTGATGTCCACTGCCTCGCCGGTCAGGTGCGCCGACTGGTCCTTTCCGCCCTCGGACTGGTTGTGCCGGGGACAGCGGCAGGCCGACCGGATCCCGAACGGCACGCCGGCCAGGTGCCGGGCCAGGTTCAGGCGCCGCACCAGCTCCGGGCTCACCGAATCGAATCCGCAGCCGCACCTGCAGGCCCATGGCCGCTCCGGAAAATAGTCCTTTATGCCTTCTTCCATGACCTTTCTCCTATTTCCCCAGCCCGAGGGTGGTCAACACCGCCGTAACGGCCCCGGATATCACCGCGATGGTCTTGTCCCACCATCTGCGTCTCTCTAACTTGCAGAATCTGGCTTCGCAGGTCTTGCGGTGTTGGATGAAAGTGTCGTACATGATCCATGAGCGCTCCACCTCGGAGAACTCCTTCCACCGCTCCTCGCTGATCATGAATTCGCCGTTTGCCAATATCCTGCCCCCCTCTGGCCTTGGATTTTTCTCCGTGATGCCCTGGTCAATAACCATCATTTCTTCTTCGCCTTTTCCCGGGCGTAGTCATACATGCCGTATCACTGCCCGGCGGCCTGCTTTTGCGTCTTGCCCTCTTTGATTACCTGCGGGATGCACCGGTCGACGTACTTTTTTTGGCTTTCGCGTTTGCGGGGCTCGGGCATTTATCGCCTCCTTTTCTTTCTCGGAACATATGTCCTTGTTCCAACATGCCAGATATCGCGTTTTTTAATTCGATCATAAACACGATATTCAGTAGGCTTGTGCGAGCCATCGGTAGATAAGGTCTCGTAACCTCTTGGAATATAATTTGACCACATCATCCAAAGATCCCACTCGCCTGCCTTGTCCGTGAACATCGCGGACAGTCTCCAGGATAATGAAGGAGACTTTGAAAAGCACACATATGGCGGTTTCCACAGACCGCATTTCGACAGGTGGCCAGGGCACAAGCCGTATTTCAGTATGCTTTTGCGGCGGCAAACCGGCGACCAGTGAAATAGCAGGAATGGTTTCATCCAATCACGCCGCCGCCTGCTCCCGCCGGGCATGGCGCTCGCGCAACCGGTCCCAGGTCGATATCTCCATGCGCCGCCAGTTGGCGCCGATCGCCGATTCCGCCAGCCGATACTTCACGTTCTCGACCTGGTACCGCTCCCAGGTCTTCCAGCCGCCGATCCGCACTCCGCGGTAGGCCGCCCAGCGCTTCCACGAGGCGATCTTTTCGGTTTCCATTCCGGCAGAGAATGCCAGGTCGCAGAACTGCTGGTCCCGGTAGCACGTGAAATACAGAAAATCGTGCAGCACGGGAGCACGTCCAAGCTCGTAGGGGTCGAGGATCACCCACAGGAATCCCGGTATCGATGCGAAATCGGTCCAGAAGCCGACCGGAACGACTATCTCGACCTCATCCACCATGACCCGCAGCGGCTTCTCCAGCGTCCAGCGCCGGCCCTTGTCCGGGTTGGTGTGATACCGCGTCACGAGCTCATCCATGAATACGACGTTCATTAGGATCGCCTTCCTTTCGCATAGTCCGACTCCGGATAAAGCATCCGGGCCTTGTGGTCCAGCCACCGGGCCGCTTCGTCCATTTCGCCGATCCCGAAGCGGCGGTTATCCAGGGTCAAGTTACCGCCGCCGCCAAGCCACACCTCGATCCCATCCTCGCGTGACATCTGCATGCCGCAACTGATCTCGCTTGCATGCAACCCCATCAGCACGGTGGCCAAGTCCATCAGCGATCCTCCCGTTGTGGGAGCGGCTTCCAGCCGCGATTTTTCTTCAGAACTGGCTTGCGGAAATGAAGCAATACAAAAACGGCTGCAGATACCACGGGATGTCGGGGAACCCGTGCGCCAGCGGCACGGGAGCATTGAAAAACCGGCATCCGCCCACAACCACCACGGCAGCCACGGCAGCCACCAGCAGATACTTCTTCATCTTTCCCCTCCTTTCTTAGTACGGCCCGGGCGGGGATATGCTAAGCCCATGCGGCGTGGATAATATGCTGTGACGCCGCCCCGGCCACACGAAAGTCAGGTGCGATCCAGGGAGCACATAGGCTGCCCCGTCCTCGAATTTAACGGTCGTAACATCCCCGCCGGCGAGCGAATATTCGACATTGCTAACCACGCCCGTGTGCACCACGTTCGCGCCCGCCGAAACCGGCTCCGATACGGCCGCCGGCGCAGTGACTTCCGGCTCCGAAAACACCTCGAGTACCGCGCTCATCCCTCCCAGAACGAAAATCACGGCCACGGTAATAATAGTTGCAATGCTGGTGAAGACCTCTCCGCGATTGTCACCGATTCTCATGGCGTCCTCCTTTTGTAGGCTTCCTTGTACCACTTGCCCGCCCGCTTCACCGTCTCCCGGTCCTCGGAAGAAAGCGAGTTATAGAACTTCGTGCGGTACTTTTTCGGCAACGCCGCCAGCGGGTTGGCGCGGTCCACCGACATTTTCAACCCCTTCATGTTGCCGCCCAGCTCCTTGTACTTCTTGAGATACCGGGCGGCCGCCTCGGCATCCCCGTACTTTAGCGCGGTTTTGTACCAGTAAAGCGCGTTGCCCCGATCGGTGGGCTCGTGGAATGGCCGCTCTATGTTCCGGTCCTCGAGGAACCGGGAAACCAGTTCGCGTGCTCCGTAATAGGCCGTCTCCCCCGGGTTCGCGCTGTAGGAAAACGTCCGCATGATGTCGTCCCACACCTGGCCGGCCAGGTCCCCGCCTTTCATCGGGCGCCCAACGACGCGCCGGTAGAAGGATTCCAGGGACAGCATACGCGCCACGTACTCGCCCTTGTCGCGGATCGGCCGCGGCCGCCAGAACTCGGGATAAACCGTACGTCCGGAAATAAGTTCCGCCCCGCCCTTGATGTCCGGCCGCATGCCCTGTATCAGTTTGTTCGCGGGTTCGGCAGCCGCCTCCCCCAGCCACCGGTAGACCGTCTTTTTCCCGGTGGCGAGATCCTTCATATCCTCCGGGAAATCGTGTAGGTTGAACCAGCTCAATGCGTCGGAGAGCGCCCCCTGCAGGCGCAGGCTTATGATCGACCCGTCCGACCGCCGCCCCAGAATCAGGTGCATCTGCCGGCGGCCCTCTTCGCCCAGCTCGTCCTCCTCGTCCGGGAACATCAGCGCATTCCAGAGTGCGACTGCCCCGTAAATCATGAAAGCCTTGGCACCAAGGAAGGCCGCCTTCTTGCCGGCTACCGCCCCCATCAGCGCGACACGCCGGCCGGCCGGCTCGCCCTCCACCGCGATATTTCGCATCATCCGCCAGTAGCGCGGCGCGTTGATCTCCTGCCAGCTGTAAAACGGAATCAGCTTGCGCCGTAGCCAGCGCCCACCCTTGGAAAGCCCGCCATAGTCGCCCACCAGCTCGCGCGAGAGCAACCCCGCCTTGCGGTCGATCTCGTCGTTTGCGATCGCATCCACCTTCGACGGCAGACTCGCCCCATAGACCCGCTCGCCGGCGGCAACCCGTTCCTTGAAGTACCTGAAGGCGGCAAGCCGCAGCACGTTTTCCCGCCAGCTCGTGAAATTCTTGGAGCCGTGCCAGAATCGCGCAATCAAATCGATTGCCACGTTGTCGCGGGCACCCATTGCGCGCTCAAGCTGCCGGAATTCGGGAAGCTTGCCCACGTCCGGGATATCGTGGGCCGTGATCCCGCCGATCACCCCGTGCTGGAGTGCGGCCTTGAACTCGGCTTTAAGCTCCGGGCTCATCGACTTGTCGTAGTGGTAGGCCCATAGGTCGCGCATGGCGCGGCCGGCGTGCTTGAGGATCCTCGGATCGTAGGCAAGGGCGATGTCCAGATCGCCACTCAGGTTGTTCAGGTTGTACTTGACCACGCGAAGCGGGTTGATCAGGATCCAGCGCTTCCACATGTTGAGGGTGTTTTCCGCCAGGCCGCTCACCACGTTGTCCTTGCCCTTGCTCTGGAAGTCGGCACCGTCCATCACCTCGGCGAGCTCGGCCGGAATCACCCAGCGCACGTCGGCACCGCGCGCGAGCACCGGTCGCGTGTCGCCGGACTCAAGCTGCCGGTTGCCTGCCAGCACCTCGCCCAGGATCTGGTCGTTGATGGAGTTCGTCATGTACCAGGCCGTCCCCGGCCGCGGCACCCACTCGGCCCATCCGGTCGATCCGGCCCGAGGTGCCAGTTGTTTCATCGTGTTGCGCCAGGTGACATACCGGCGTCCGAGTGCCTGCTTCCTGAAGGCGCCTTTCTCGGTCGGGTCAAGCGCCTCGTACTGCTGCTTGAGTTGCGGATCGGATTTCAGCATGGCCTTGAACGCCGCCTTGTTCTGCCTGCGCGCCACGTTCCGCAACTGGGAGATGACGTTCGCGGACCGGCCGATATCGTCCAGCACCTTCTTCCTGGCCAGCCGCTCGTAGCCCTGCGCCAGCACCTGGAACTCGCTCTCGATGTACTTGGTGTTGTAGTCCTTGATCGACCCGGTGCGCGCGTACTGCCAGCCCGCCTTGCGTACCCGCACCTCGCCCGCCTCGACCCCGGCGGCGTGCTTGGCGTTGGCGTATTCGAGCACCTGGTGGTGAAAGTAGCGATCGTCGTCCAGCACACTCTCGGGCAGCATTTGCGCGTTGACCAACGCCTGCCGCAGTTTGCCCATTACCGCCTGGCGCCGGTTGAGCGCGTCCCGCACCTTGGGACGGGCGACCATGGCCGCGTCCACCTTGGCGATCGCGGCATCCACCTCGTCCTTGCTCTTGAACCCGAAGGCGATCTCGCCCTCCGCGTCCACGATCTCCCGCCAGCTCTCCAGCACCCCGCCCGGCTCCATGTCGCGCGTCAGGTCGTCCAGCACGAGCTTCAGCCCGAACAGGTCATGCTCGGCGGCGGTCATGTTTTTCGGCTCCAGGATGTCCTTCAACTCCATGATGGCGCGGGCCTTGCCGTAGTCCCCGGCCTCCATGAATTCCCGCAACAGCACGTTTTCGCGGCCGAAACGCGCGTTCGGCATCTTGGGAAACATCCGGCCCGGAGTGAAGGTTGCCACGGCAAGCTTCGTTTTCTCTTTGATCGTTTCCAGCAGCTTCGTCCGTTCTATCTTGGAGGCGCGGTACCGCTCCGCCACCGCCGCCGGCAGCACGTCCGTCACGATGTCGTATTCCTCTTCCCCCGCTTTTGTGGGAGCGGCTTCCAGCCGCGATTCCTCTCGCGCCCGCAGCGCCCCCGCCTCGCGGTATCCCGGCCCGGCGGCGCGCTCGGCCGCCAATGTACCCTCCCCGCGCCGCTCATACACCCGGCCGCTCTCGATCTCCCGCACCACCCCGCGCGCCGTCACCTTGAACAGGTTCACGATCGCATCCAGGAAGTCGGCCACCGTGTCCAGGATCCGCTTGAGCGATCCGCGATGCTCCTTGCGGTCGGCGAGCTCCTGCCGGATCCAGTTCGCCCGGTCCTCCTTGCCGCCGATGTCCTTCGGGTTCTTAGGCTCCCACCGGCCGGCCGCGGCCTCCTGCCGGATCTTGTTCCGCAGGGCCACGATGTCGTCCTTGGCGAGGATCCCGGCGTCCTCCATCCAGTGCACGGCTTCGTGCTGCAGCACCCAGGCGTTGGTGCCCGCCCCGCGCACAAGCCGCACGACCCCGCGTCGGCGCACGTAGGCCCCGGCGGCCTTGTACTCGCCTGCAGGCTGCTTCGTGCCGAAATAGGCGTCCACCGTCGCCTGGTCCACGGAAACATGCTCGACGCTGTGCACGTAAAGCTGCCGCCCGGCCATGGTGGTGATCCAGATCCCGCCATCGTCCTGCGTGATCTTCTGCCCCGGAAACACCGCCTGCACGTCTTCAAGAGGGATGTCATTGCCGGCGATTTTTTTGCCAGGCTCGATCGCGTATTCCTCTTCTCCGGCGCCGGCCGCGGGGATTTCCGCCGCCGCCTCTTCCGCCTCGGGCGTCTCCGCCGGACCTTCGCCTTCCGTGTCCACCTTCGTCATACTCAGCAGACCGTCCAGCGCATTGCCCTCGCCCGCCTCTTTGCTAACCTGGGACGGTATTTTTTTAAGCTCTTCCTCGATTGCGTGCAGCCGTTCCTCGGCCTCTTTAAGCTCGGCGGCCTGGCCGAACGGCCGCGTCGCTATTTTCTTGAACTCGCCCAGGTCCTTGCGCATCTGCTCGATGTGCTTTTCGGTGTTCGCGGGCCGCTCGTTGATTCGTGCGATCTCGTTTTCGAGCGAGCTCAGCAGCCCGCCCATCTTGTTGACGGCGCGTTTGATTAGAAAATCTTCGCCCTTGCGGCCAAACCCCACGGCGATATCGAACCCGGATAATTTATATTCATTGATTTCATGCAGTTTGTCGTAGGCTATGAGTTCTTTTTTCCGCTGGTCTATATTGGAATATCCGTTTTTGTTTGTATAAACCGGACGGATGCCGACCTGCACATTGTGCCTGTGCGCGGTGAAGTTGAAATGCATCACCGGGCGGTTTTCCTTGTAATCCGCCCATTCCGCTGTGGTCATTGTCGTCGGCAGCTTCTTCTGTTCGGTCGTCTCAAAAGCAACAAGCGCCTCGTTTAGCGCCTTGCGGTCGGCCGGTTTCCCGCGCACCACGAACTCGGCAAGTTTACCGCCAGGGATGGTGCGCTCAAGCTCCGCCGTCTGGTCTTTTTCTTCTTTAAGTGCCGTCTCCCAGTTCGGTATCCGGTCCCCTTCGAGTTCGCCCGCCTGGCGCCGCGCCATGGAAACCTCATGCTCCCAGCGCAGGCGCGCCCGCCGCAGCTTCTTCACCTTCAGATCGACGTCGGTCTTTTCAAACACCAGGGGGTTGCCGGAGAAAGCCGCCATCATTTCGGCAAGGCTTGCCTGCTCTTCGCTCAACGGATCGTCGAACTCGCGGCCCTCGATGTCGCCCACCAGCATCTGATCGATGAAGCGCTGCTTTTTCGTCAGCCGGTCGTACATCACCGAGTCAAGGGTCGCGCGCACCCCGTAGTTGTAAATCCGCACCTTGGGGTTGCTGTTTCCCTCGCGCACAATCCTGCCGTTTCTCTGCTCGATGTCCATCGGCCGCGGCGGCACGTCCACGTGGTGCGCGGCGTACAGCAGATCCTGCATGTTGACGCCCACGCCGAGCTTCTGGCTGCTGCCGATCACGACCCGCACCGCACCCGAGCGCACCCGGTCGAACAGCGCCTCGCGTGCCGCGTCTCCCTTTGCATCGGTCACGACCGCCACTTCTTCCTTGGGGATACCCTGCTCGATCAGCTTGGCGCGGATGTCCTCGTAGGCGTTGAAACGCCCGGTGCTGTCGCGGTAGCTGTCCAGAAACACCACCTGCGTCGAGCGGTTGCCGGCGGTCCCCTTCCACACCTCGAAGACGTTCTTGACCACCTGGTTGAGCTTGCTGTCCGGGTGGTCGTCGTTCCTCGCGTTCACCAGGCGCATATCCACCGCGGCCTTTTTGGCAAGCCCGAAGAGCACGAGCGGCACGTGCCGGTTCTTCATCTTCTCCTTACCGGACAGATGGTCCCACTGCTCGCGCGCAGCCCTGATCTGGTCGATGAACCGGTTTAGCTGGGGCGTGCGCTCGACCGTCACGAATTCGGGTTTCCCGCCGGCGATGTCCGGCAGTTTCAGCCCGGCGTCGCGGGTCAGCTGCACGTCGGCCGCGGTGCGCCACATGGTGAGCAGCTCCAGGCCGTTCACGTACTTGTTGAAGCGCTCCACCTCGCGGTAGGTTCCGGTCTCGGTTTCCTCGAGGGCCGTCTGTGTCCGGCCGAAGGTCGCCGCAAAATCGTCGAACAGCTCGATCCCGTAGTCTTCCAGCAGGTCCGGCCGCACGTAGCGCACGATCGTCCAGAGTTCGGCCGTGGTGTTCGATATCGGGGTCCCGGTCGCAAGGATCACGTTCTTGCCGCCGGTTTTGCCCTGCACGTAGCGCGCCTTGAGGAAAAGCGATGTCGAGCGCTGGGAGGCGCCGCTGTCGATTCCCTTCACCTTCGCCATCTTGGTGAAGAACTCGCTTCTCTTATAGGCGTGCGCCTCGTCCACCAGGAGCGCGTCGATTCCCATCTGCTCGAACGGTATGGCCTTGTCCTTCCTCCGGTCGAGCGCTTTTTCCAGGCGCGTCTCCTTGCGCTGCTTTAACGCCTCGAGATCCTTTACCGTCCAGTGGTCGGCGCCCTCGTCCTCGGCTTCGGCCAGCGCGGTATTGATCATGTCGATCTGCTCTCGGATGAAAGCCGCCTCGCGTTCGGGGTCGTCGGCGATCCCGTCGAAAAAGCTGTGCGGCATCACGATTGCGTCCCAGTCGCCGGTGGCCATCTGCGAAAGCAGCCGCTGCCGGTAGCGTGCCGCGCGCTGTTTTTCGTCCGGGATCAGGACACGGGCGCCGGGGTAAAGCCGGTTGAAAGCCTTGCGGTATTGCCCGATCGTGGAATTCTGCACCACGATCAAGGGCTTCTTCGCCGTTCCCACTCGGCGCATTTCCATGGCCAGGCTGATGAAGGAGTAGGTCTTGCCGGTGCCCACCCCGTAGGAAAAGATCGTGCTCTCGCGCAAGCCGCGCGCCACGAACCGCTTTTGCAACGGACGCAGCTTGATCTGCGGGTTGGCTCCCGGGAAGTGCTCGATCCTGGGGTTGGTCTGCGCGCGCAGCACGTGCCCGTTTTTTTCTTCGTTGTAGATCTCGGCAAGATCCTTCTTCCAGCGCTCATGCGCCCGGGCCCAGCGCAGAAACTCTTCCTGGATCTCTTCCTGCTTGGCCTGGGCCGCCTCGGTCGCCTCGACGTCCTTGACGGTCCGGCGCACGCCGTCGTCTATCTCCGTGTAAGTGACCTGCGGACGCTTTAGGTTAAGCGCGTCGGCCACGAGATCGGAGCCGCTCATCCCGCCGGCGCCCCAGGTCTCGCGGTTAAGCGCCGCGTACTCGCCGTTGGTCACCTCCATGTGCCAGCGGCTCATCTCGTTGTTCTTGCTGAAGGCCGCCCGTGCATCGACCCCCATGGTCTCTTTTAAAAAATCCTGGATGGATTCGGCCGGAAGCCACGGGGACCCCAGCTTGAAGTGGATAAACTCGATGTCGACCGCAGCCGGCTGCACCGCTTCGAGTGCCTTGACGTTGCCGGCGTACTCCGGGTTGTCCTCGGCTGCCGCCTGGGCGGCTTTCAGCTTCTTCTTGACATTGCCGGAAAGGTAGGCGTCGGGCGCTTCGAGCAGCCCGGTCTGCGGGTTTAAGAAGGCCAGGCCCTTGGTCACGAGTTCGGTGCGCACGTCGGTCTCGTCACGGCCGATCAGTTGCGCGATGTAACCCGTGTCCATCCCCGCGCGATAGACCTCGGATAGCGAAACGGCGTCCTCGATGTTTTCGGCCGTCGTGGGTTCGACAAAGGGGTAGATCGTGCGCTTGGTGAAGGTGTCGCTCTTGGTGAAGGTCTTTACCTTGCGGTTGGTCGGCTGGCCCTTGTTCTTGCCGCTTTTGACCGTATCGGCCACGATGGCCACTTCCTCGTTTTCGAGGGAGTCGACCACCGGGAACTCGATATCGATCTTCTTTAAAAAGCTGTTGGAGGTATCGCCGATGTAGCCGTAAAGGCGCACGTATTCGTCGTAGGAGCGGTTCAGCTCGGCGCGCAGGGTGGCAAGTTCCGCGTCGGTTGCCTCGTGCGTGTTGCTGCGTTCGATCAGGGTCTTGTGGGCCGACTTGATCTTCAGGTACTGGGCGGCGCGGGCCTTGCGGCTTGCGCTCGCAAGTGCCGCGACCTCTTTCCCCTTGGAGTCGATCAGGGTCGGGGCGACAAGCTTCCCCTCGGTGACCATGTAGATCTCGCCGTCGCGCTCGATCAGGGCGCCGTCCGGGTCCCCGCGCTCGGCGTACTTCACCGGGCCGGCCGCCGCCTCGGCCGCCTGGCCCTCGCCCATGATGTTCTCGGGGAAACGGCCGACCGCATGAATCAGTTGCAGGTTGAAGTCGTTCCGGTCGCCGAGCGGCTCCACCGTGTATTCATTATCGGAGTACATGGTGCCCTGGGTGGAGTGCTTGCCGAGCACCATCTCAGGGTGTTTCACGAAATACTCGTTCACGAACGCCTTGCCGTCTTTGCCGATCGCAATCTCTTCGGCCACCCGGAAATCCTGGGCGAGCCCGTAGCTCGATGCATCTTTCTTGCGGAACACCAGGATGTCGGTCACGACCTCGGTGCCGGCGTTCTTCTTGAACGCATTGTTCGGCAGCCGGATCCCGCCCACGAAATCCGCTTTCTTGGCGAGCTCCGCGCGGATCTCGCCGTTGGTTGCGGCGTCCAGGGTAAAGTGGCTGGTGATCGCAACCACCAGGCCGCCCGGCCGCACCGCGTCGAGTGAGCGGCCGAAGAAATAGTTGTGGATGCTCCATTTCTCGTATTGCTTGCGTTTGGGATCGAAAACCGAGAATTTGCCGAAGGGGAAATTCGAGATCACCAGGTCCTGGGTGTTGTCTCCCAGTCCGCGCGCCTTCTCGAAACCGCTGATTTGCACGCGCGCCTGCGGGTAAAGCTTGGTCAGGATCTTGCCGGTAATGGCATCGAGCTCGACCGCGTTGACCCTTGACTTTTCCGCAAGCGTTTCGGGCATCATGCCGATGAAATGCCCGACGCCGGCGGCAGGCTCGAGTACCGCTCCGCCCTTGAACCCCAGGCGCGCGACCATGGCCCACATGCGGGTGATCACGTCGCGGTCCGTGTAGTGGGCGTTTAACGTCGAGGCGCGCGCGGCGTCCCACTCTTCTTGGGTGAGGGCCCCGCCCAGCGCTGGGTGCAGTTTTTTTCCGTACTTGGATTTCCAGGTGTTGAATTTGTCGAGCGTGCCGGTCTGCCAGAAGGTCCGCTCGGGGGTCCTGCGGCCCGCGGCAAAATCGTCCAGGGGGCGGGTGTATTCCTCGTTGAAGATTTTTTGCGCAAAGGCGCCCCACCCCACGTACTGGGCGAGCACCTTCTTTTCTTCGGGGGATGGGTTGCGGTTTTCGGCGTAAAGGCGATTGACAAGCTCGATGGCCTTGATATTGGCCTTGATCTTGCCTTCGTCGCCCGGGGCGATCAGCTCGTCATCGGGAGCAATGACGTGGTTGCGGTCCTCGGGAGCTAACTCAACAGGGCGTCGAGTATCTTCTCCCGCTCGCTTTCCGGCAGCGGCTTCGGGGGATTCGAGGAGAGCGCCGGTCCGTCCGCCGGCGCCACGATCCGGGCGAGCACCAGTTCGTCCGCCTCGGTGCGGTCGATTCCCTGTTGCAGCAGCCGCACCTGCTCCAGGCTCGCCACTTGCAGGTTGCGCAGCAGCTCCGCCTTCAGCTTCGCCGGGGATTTCTCGAACAGGTTCTTCACCCGCTGCGGCTGGTTGTCCAGCAGCCAGATCAGCCGCGCTTCGTACATCGGATCGCTTTGCGGGTTCTCGATCTCCAGGCTCGAGGACTCGACCTGGTTCAGATCCTTCAGGCTCAAAGCTTTCATCGGCCACCTCCTTGGTTGGTGGTGACGTTTGTTCAATTATAACGCTTTCCGGGGGTTTTTCAAGAGTTTTCTTCCCCGTCAACGTAGCCGTGGCGTCTGTCTTAGGCTTTGCGCTCAGCTTGATCGCATGAAATTTACCATTGCGGTCGCTCAGATCCAGCCGGTCCAGGGTGATCTCCTGGCCGCTGAAACGCTTGTCTCCGGCGTATTCCTTGCCCTTTCCGGGCATCACATAGGCGATCGTGACGTGCGGCTTATAATCCTTGTGTGTCTCGCCCGGGGCCTTCTCGGTTTCGCCTACCAGCCGGTTTGCCCGGTCGAGGTCGGGGCTCGTGACGTCGGCCTTGACGACATCGTACTTCTCGCCCGCAAAAATAGAGACGTCACCGAGGGTTGCCTTGATGGGCCCGAAACCTTTGAACGCCTTCCGCAGGTTCTCCGGGGAATCGGTCGCAAGCCCATAGCGCACCGTTACGTGGGGTTTCTCCTCGCGCCCATAGCCATCCGTGTCCGCCGGATCTACATAGAGATCTTCGTCCGGGATCTCGCGGGCGAAGTCCCTGATGGAATCCGCCACATCCGCCGGCATGTCCACCTGGGTGCTGCTGTAATCGTGAGCGATCGGTATCTGCTCTTCAGATTTCGCTTCGGCGGCTGGAACCGCCTTCTTTCCCGTCAACGTTTCCACCGCGCGGGTCTTGTGTTTTTCAGGAATCGCCGCCGCGGGGACGGACTCCCGGGCCGCCTCACCTTCCAGGCCCTCGCCGGCCCTCGGCCGCAGAACGAATCCACCCTCCACCGCGGCGACATCGTGAGAGCCTTCGAGTTTCTTGCCCCGCCGCGCAAAACGCGCCGCATTCGCGTTTTTGTATGGCTGGCCATCCTTGTTGAGAATGTCGCCCTGAGGGATCGGTTTGCCGGGCAGCGTCGCCGCCGCGACTTCAGCGACTTCCTCCTTGCCGATCAGACTCTCTATCTCTTTCCGGCTGTACGGGCCGCGCCACCCGCTGACTTTCTCTATGGTAATCGGAGCGGACACCCATTGCGGCTTGTCATCCGCAGCGATGTACCATCCGCCGGTTTTGGTCCGGGCGTCTTCCTGGAACGCCTGCTCGTCTTGAGATATGTAACTCTCCGGGATTACCCGCGGTCTTCCGGTCAGCGTCGCTACTGCATCGGTCCTGGGCTTTTCGGACTGGTCTCTTTCCTGCTGCAAACTGTCCGTGATGCCCGGGTACTCGTCGAGCACCTCCTGCGGCACGGGCTTGTCTTCACGCAAAGCATTGAGCACCCGGACGTAGTGGTTGGCTCGCGCCAGACGTTCTTGCCCTTTAAAACGGGCAGCGTCGCGCCACTTGATGATAACCGCCGCCTGCGCGTGCTTGTTGGGCATGGAGACGTTTTCGCCGATCGTGCGCGCGATCTCACGCAGCGAATCGGCATGCTCGCGCTCGGCCAGGGACTCGATTGTGTCATCTGAGATCCGGCGGCGTATGTCGATCGACCGGGCGATCCTACGGGCACGCTCTTCTTTTGTGCCGGATTTCGGGATGCCCATGACGATGGCGAGCTGCTCAATCTCTTTATTGGAACGGTCCTTAACCTGCGCGTAGTCGATATTTTGCGGATCGAGCGCCAAGATCGACTTGGCGGGAACCTTGAGCGCATCGGGGTGTCCTTTCCTAAACTCCCGGGGAGTCATCTGCCATGGTTCTTTTTTCTCGGCAGTGTCGGTTTTTACCGCTTCCGCGGCCTGCGGCTGTACGACCTCGGCGGCTGACACCGGTGGTGCTTGTCCCTGCATAGGGGAAGGCGAGATCGTTGAACCTTGGGCCTCTAATGCAGTCGCCCCGGCAAGCCACGGCGCCGCTGCTTCCACGGGTAGAGTTTCGGTCTTTTGCGCGGTTTCCGCCTGAGGAAGAGCTTCCGCCGCCGCTGCTTCCTCCACCGCCACCACGGAAGCCTGCCGCATCGGGGCGGATCGGCCGGTCAAAAGCTTGCGGATATCGGTCTTCTTCCGCTCCGGGGCTTTTGCCTGGGCGGTTACGTCCTCGCCGGTGGCGCCGATCGGCGGCGCCTTCTCTTCCGTGGGAGCGGCCTCCAGCCGCGATTCCTCGATGTCCTCCGAAATGGCCCTGCCCTGCAATACCGCCTGCAGCGCCCCCTCGCGCCAGCGCTCGGCAAGCCCCTTGTCCACCCGACCTAATTCGTCCGCCACGGCACCCACGGCCGAAAACCGGTCTTCCGCACCGGCATCTGGGTCCATCAGCGCGTCCCGGACCTGCCCGGTGCGCAGCTTGTGCACCCCGCCGCCGACAGCGCCGAAGATCAGGCTCGCCACCCCGATCTGACCGAAATTCTCCTTTACCGCACCCCAGAACCGTTCGTCGCCCACCTTGTAGGTGTGCTCGATCTCGGCCTGGGTGCCCACGTTGACAAGCTCGCCCGCCGTCTCCGTCCCGGTCACCGCAAGACCGCGCTTGGCCGCCTCGGACCAGGAGGACGAAATCAATCTCTTGATACCGTCCTTCGCCGCCGCCTTGGCCGGCTTGGTGAGCACACCGCCCATTCCGACGGTAGCAAGCTCCAGGGCGTCCGTAAAAAACTCGAACCCCGCCTCGGAGGCCCCCATCAAAAGCGCCGCGTGCTGCGCCTCGTCCTTTGGAACCCCTTTCTTGACGTATTCGTCATAGGACTGCTGGTACTGCGCAAGGCCAAAGAGCGGCGCCCCCATGATGTAGCCGAGTGCCGCTCCGGCGGCTCCGCCCGTCGCAGCACCGAGCGCCACCGTGGGAGCCGCCACCCCCAGGGAGGTAACGGCCGACTCAACCCCGCCCGTCCATGCCTTCCGCACCGGATCCGTCCGCGCCTGGCGCGACACCGGCAGCACGTCCTCGCGGAAACCGGCGATGTCCCGGGCCGCTTCGGCCATTATCGGCGCCTCTTCGCCCCCCAGGGTGTCAACCGCCGCGAGGGCCCGGGCGCCCATCTCGGCTACCCCGACCGCACCTCGCGCAACCGACGCCCCGACGTCCGCGAGCACCCCCCGATCGGGCGCAGGCGCACGGTGCGGAGCTATGTTCGCGTCGACAAACTCGGTCCTGATCGCCGCCTGCTCATTATCCGGCAACTCGCGGAAGCGCTCGTCGGCCAGGTCCTGATCGAAGTAACGGCTTATCAGCCGCTCCTTGTCGACCGTTGGAAGCTTGGCGAAATCAGGCTCGCCGAACCACTGCTGTACGGTTCTGTTCATTTATTTGCGAATTTGTTCATTTTTTACGGTTGCGCCGCTGCGGCCTGCCGCCTGTCGCGGCCCCACGCATTGATCTTTTCCACCGCCGCCTCGGCAAGCGACCCCGGCTGAGTCATTCTCCCGCGTCCTCCGGCCGCAGCGTCGGGGTAAAGCCCCGCCGCCGGCGCAGCCTTGCTTTCGGCAGCCTTAATTTCCTTTCCGCCCTGGGTCTCCTGCAGCGGCTTATTCTTGGCGGCCGTCTCTTCGGCCATGAGCTTGCTCAGGCGGCTTTTAGCCCCGCGCCGGTAAAACCCCCAGTCGCCCTGGTCGTCGGGGCTTTCGTTTTTCTTACCGTCTGCGTTCGCCGCCTTGCCTGCCCCCATCAGCTCGTTAAGCTTCTTCTGCATATCCCCCACGGTCAGCTTGCGCATCTGGCCCTTGCCGTCGTCCACCTCGCCGGGATTCAGCTCGGCCCATTCGCGGAACTTCGGCAGCACCTCGGTCATGAGGCGCCGCTGCTCGGTCGGGTCCTCGGTCGCGTCAAGCATCGCCCCGAAGATCCCCTTGGCCTTCTTCTCGTGGGCCGGGTCCTCGTCGGTGTCCGGCCAATAGAGGTTCTTCCAGTGCTCGGTCTCCTTCTTGGTGCGCGCCTTGTAACCGGTCCAGGTGGTGCCGGGCAGCGGAATGACCTTGATCTTGTCCCCGTCGTTCCTGTCCATCACCGTAACCCCCAGGCGGTCGTCCGACATGGGTACGGGCCCGGTGCCGATCGGCTTGTACCGGTCCTCGATCTTGATCCCGGAAGCCTCTTTCAACTGCCATTCATCCATGTCCGGGAATTTCTGCTTTAGGTGCAGATACTTGTCGTATTCGGTCGTGGCTATTCCGAGCGCCTTCTTGACGCCCATTTCGGCACTCTCGTATTTGCGGGCCGTTGCGATCTTCTGCTCATCCTCGTTAATTTTTTTCGCCGTCTCGCCCATGATGGCCGCGACGACTTCCGGGTGCTGCGCACCGAAAAATCGATCCACGGCGTCCTGGGCGGTCCCCTTGAACAGCGGGGCCACCTGGCCGTCGGGGCCCTCGTTTCCTACCGTCCACTCCTCGTCGCCGGCGGCGTTTTTTTCGCCGGTCGGAGTTACGGCCAGCTTGTTCACACCTAAAAATTTCCTGGTCTTGTCGCTGCGGTTGATTACGTCGGCCAGATGCCCGAGGTCCTTGTGGTAGCGGCTGTCGGTCTTTATGACCGCTGGCAGTACTTGCGCAAACGTCTTCTTCGCCTCGTCCAGCATGTCCTTTTTCTCGGCCTGTTCCATCGCCACCCGGTGGCTCTCGGCCCCCTGCTCGGCCGCTTGCTTTTGCAGCGCAAGGGTCTGCGTCTGAAGGATCGGCTTGCCGAACCCGAGCTTATAGGACAGCATGTCCACGATGGCGTGCCCGACGCCGTAACCGTCGTCTTTAGCGGCGGGCTTTTCCGCCGCGGTCTGCCCCGCGGGCTGCGCCTGTGCGGCGGGTGCCGGCACCGGTTGGGCCTGCGGAAATTCTCCGGTTCCGCCCTCGTTTATGTCGGGATACAGTCCCATGCGTCCCCTCCCTTTTTACTGCTTGGTATTTCGCCCTTTGCGCCGGGCGCGTTGCTTCTCCGGCGTGTCGTTCAGCCACTCGGATAGCGCGGTAACCTTCTGCCCGAATTCGCCCTGCTCGCCCGCCCCGCCCGAATCGGCGGCGGCAGCCACGATCCCGGACGCCCCGCCGAGCTTCCTGGCCATCTTCTGCCGGGCGTATTCCTTCACGGCGTTTTTCAGGTAATCCTGGATGGCGGGGGATGTCTTTTCCGCCGTTGCGGCGGCCTTGTCGCCATAGGTCTCTCCGCCCATGACGTCTATCGCCTGAGGGGCCGGCGCTTGAGGCAGACTACCGCCGCCATCGATGGCCCCGAGCTCGCCGGCGGACCCTGCTTTTTCCGACCCATAGGCCTCCATCCCGCCATCGAGGGCGCCTACCATCCCTTCACCGCCCCCACCGCCTTCGGCTCCGGAGGCGATGGAACCAATCACGCCTCCCAACTTCGATGATGGCGCCGCCGGCGGCGGCGCCTGAGAAACCTGGGACACATCCGTCCCTTCAGGCGACTGTGCGGGGGCTTCGATTTGCTCCTGTTGCGCCTGGAGCGTCTTTTGCTGAGACGCCTTTTGGCCCTTTACAGCGTTGACGATCGCTCCGATTATTTGCCACATGGTTGTTATACCTCTCTAAGAAAACCCGAGGGCGAGGCCGCTGCTGGAGCCCGTGGACAGGCCTTTCATGCCGGCTTCGTTCGCGGCGATCGCATTGCCGTAAAGGCCGGTCGCCGTGTCGGCCGCGGATTTAAGCTGATAATTCCCGAGCTGCTCCTCGCCCTGGGCGTAGGGCGTCGTGTCGGTAGCGATATTGATCCCCGAACGCGCCGCCATGCCGGTCTTGAGCTTGTTCAATGTTTCGTCGCGGGCGCCGACGCGGGCGGTCGCGCGGCTCCCCGAAACGGCCTTGGCCCGGTCGAGCGCTATGGCTTTAAGCAGGTTCTGGTATTTTGCGCCCGTAAGCTTTACCCCGGACCGGGACACGTTCCGCCGCACCGATTCGGGCACGTTGGCGTACTCGGAAACCACACCCGCCTCGGCCTCGGATTCGCGCGCGGCGACATCGACCGGCTTCATGACCTCATCGTAGAAGGCCGCCATTACCGGCTCGGACGTTTGCAGTTCCTTCAGGGACTGCGCCCGCTGCTCGTCCTTCAGCGCCCGGCCCTCGGTGATGTCGCGCGTGCCTTCCTCCATGCGCGTGCGCATCAATTCCTCGTTGGGCTTGATCAGCGCCTGGTTGCTCTCGACCAGCGCCTGCTCGTAGGGCATGTACAATTCCTTGGCAAGCGCCCACTGCTCCTCGCCCAGCGCCTGCGAGCGCTCGGCCACCCCGGCCATGCGCCGGGCGGCCTCGGGGTCGGTCACCTCGTTTTTAGTTTCCGACTTATTGCTGCTGAAGCTCATGCCGCCTCCTTCCTTCCCGCGACCGCGCGTACGCGGCTTTCCGCCGCGATTTCCCGGGTGATGTAGCTCAGCACCGCGCCCACGCGCCGGCCTTCATGTTCGTCCCAGAACATCTCCGGTATCGTCGCGGCGATCCGCCCTCCGAGGGCCTCGGCAAAGCGCACACCGAGCCGGTTGTTTACGGGCGTAAGCCCCATTATCACCGGGTAGAGCGCCTGCCCGGCGCCGTCCTCCATGCCGAGCAGAAAATCGAACACGAACCGCCCGATCTCCCGCGCCTGCGCCCCCCAGTAATCCCGGAAATAGCAGTGATGCACCAGAGCGCTCCCGCCCATGTAATTGGTCAAAAAAACCAGCGCGGCGAATTGCTGCCTGTCTTTATCGGTATCGTACACGGCGAACAGGTGCACTCCGGCGGAGGTCGCCAGCGCCACGAAATCGTCCGCCGTTCCGACACTGCCGTCATGGAAGATCCACCGGTCGAGCCGCTCCATCTTCATCTGAAAGAACAGCCCCCGCAGCAAACTCGGCCGCAAACTCGCCACCCCGTCCACCACGGCGTAGGGTATGATCCGCCAGCGCTCGCCTTCGCTCATCATATCCACCATGCGCAAACGGTGACGGAAATGGAAACAAACGCGACATTGGAAGCCAGGTATTGAATCCTGCGGGAGGCATCCACACTCACGGTGCCGTATCCGTCGGTCGTGACATTGACGACCTGGCTCCGCACGACCAGCGAATTGAACTGGTTGGAATTTCCTTTCTTGAACAGAGCCAGATAGCTCTGCACGGCATCGTCGTTTACGGTTACCCTCAGCTCTACGGCCTTGGTCCCTATCGGCACGATGCCGCTCAGATCGAGATCGTGAACGGCCCCGTCCGTTGTAAGGGAGGTGAAGTCCGCCGCCGGCGGATCTCCACGGTCGACCCGCCTTACGGCTTCCGCCAGCGTCGGCGCCCGCCGCGCTTCCGGCGCGCGGCCGTGGGTCCCCTGCAGCACTTCGACCGCCTCCTTCAGCCGCGAAAGGAACCCGTAAACCCCTTCCGTAAAACCGCCCGGAACATCCGGTATCGTGACCGCCCCGTCCCTCACCTGTAAAGCTCCTCCATCCCGCTCGCCAGCTCGATCGTCTTGGCCGGCGCATAGCCCTCCACCTGCACCTCGTGCCGGCGCGCGCGAAAACCTCCCGGCAGCTTGAAGCCCCGCGCGTTTGTAATCGTCTTGCGCTTTTTCTGCACGCCGTCCGCGAAATAGGTGAACGTCACACTCACCCCGGTGGAGATGTTCGCCGCACTCATCAGCGCGTCCCCGGCAAGCCCGCGCACGGCGAAACCGGCCGAGGCGAAACCACCGCCGACATCCCCCGTCGCAAACAGGGACGCATTGTATGCGGCGGCCTCCTCGCTTTCCGCGATGGCAGCCGCCACCGCCAGCGTGAAATCGCCGTCGACGATCACCCGGGCGGCCCCCAGGTTCACCTCGGCATCCGTTATGAATAGCCGGCTCTTCCACGTCCCGTACAGGTAGTTGGTCCCGTCGGGCACCCATTTTCGGACCGCGAGCGGCACCGGGTCCGGCGGGTTTTCCGGGTCGATGTCGTCGTTGGACGCGAGATACAGAATGCCGTCGTCGTCCGCCACGTGCAGGGCGAAAGCCGCGAAATCGAACTCGAAGAACCCGCGCGCGGGATCCACCATGATCCCGGCCTCCCCCCCATAGAACCCGATGTACTTGTCGTTGTGAAACCGCCCGATCAGGTTGGCCGGGGTGTAAGCCTGCCAGTCCTCCTCGCTCACCACGGCGGCAAGGACATTCGTAAGTCCGTCGGCGTTCGCCTGGATCAGTCCCGCGCGTGCCGCGTATAAAGTGCCGGTGGGGGACGCGCTGATGCTGCGCTTGGAAACGCAGGGGAAGTATCCCGCCAGATCGTGCGGGATCATCTGGTCCGGCTGGGTGCCCGACACGATGGCGGTCTTGCCGGTCGTCATCGCGGCCAGGCTCGCCCCCTGCACGTCGAGCCCCACGATGGGCGCATTCAACGTCAGCCGGAAATCGTCCGAGTAGGTGCCCTGGGGCCAGGCGTTCGCATATCCCGGCTCGCTCATGTAGATCGTGCGCCCCAGGAAGCCGGCAAGCACCCCGTTGGGCAGTGCCACTATCCCCTGCAACCCGGCCGGCGGCGGCTCCCAGTCCATGGACACCAGGACATCGGGTTGAAGATCGGCGTCGGCAATGCCGTCGTACCAGTCGTCCCATTCGGCCGCCGATCCGATCGGTGTAACCCCCGTGGTGTTGTTCTGAACGCACTTGAAAAGGCTCCCGTTGTAGACCACGAGGTCCCCGCTCATGTAGGTCGCGGTCGCCGAATAAATCTTGATATCGGTTGCAAAAACAAGCTGGAACTCGGAGATATCGACGGTCGCGCTGTTCGTGCGGTACAGGCGGATGAACTCGATCGCCCTTCCCGATGGCGGCGCCGAAAAACCGGTAAGCGTCACGTTGCCGGAGGCGTAGTTGGCAACCGTCTCGAGCGGAGAAGGCGGGCCTTCCTCGCCGTAGCGGTTGACAAACGTGTAGACGTAAACCCGGTATCCGGTGCCGGGGGTGTATCCGCTGGCCGTCAATCCCGCCGCAGGGGCCGTGACCCCCAGCTTTATGAAGTCTGTCGCCGGGTCGAAGGGATCTGAAATGTTGTCGTTTGCGAAAAACCGCGGCTCGGTCAACCCCGTGAAGATCACGCGCTCGAATTCGTCGTCGGGGGCCGGGTGCCGCACGGCGTCGACGTCGGCTGTAAACGCAGCCCAGTATTCCTCGCTGTTGGCCGGCCACTTGAAGAAGCCTGCAACCGTTTCTCCGGTCAGCGGGGCCACCTTGGGCGGCTTGAACATCGGGGCGGTCGTCCCGGGATCCGGGTCGATGTTGCGCGCTATCTGCGCCTCGGTGTCCTTCAGCAGGTGAGCCGCGGCAATGGGCCGCATGCCGCCCATGGGTGATATGGCGATCTTCACAGCACCGCCTTCCACGCATCGCCGATGTTAATTTTCAGGTCGGCAAGGGTTTTCCAGGAATCTCCGATATTCACCTTGATATCGGCGACGTCCTTCCAGGAATCGCCGATATTCACCTTGATCGGGTACTCATAGGTGACGGTGAGCTGCGGGTGATTGCTCGCGCTGTCCCGGCTGTGTATGTAGTAAAAAACGCTTACGTATCCGGTCAGCGTGGGATCGGTGCCGTCCATGTCGCCGCGGTACATCGCCATCAGCGAGGTCGCCGTGGCGGGGGTGACGGCAGCGGTCGAAAGGGAAATGCTTTTCCCGCCCGTGAAGGCATTCCCCCAATAGCCACCGACGCCGTTCCAGGCGCAGGCGCCGAGGACGGATGCCGTGAAGTTATCGAAGTCGGCCCCGGCGGAAACGCTTAAACTCGCGGGCGCCCACGGCACAAAGACGAAATCGTTTTTGTTGTAGGTGCTCCAAGGGGCGTATCCGCTCGCGGCCCCGAATTCGTACCCGTACAGACTGACGGCGGACACCTTCGCGGCGCGGCCGATGGAGGACGTGTCGAAATTAAGCCCGCTCCGCCTTAAACGCACCACGTTCCCGGGGGTGGAATAAGCCACGACGATTCCGCCGGTGTAAAGGTAGGTTTCGCCGACTCCGGCGTACCACCACGAGGCGGTTGTGCGGTGAGCGGAAAAGGGGTCCCCTTCCGGCTCTGCGCGCGAAGTGCTGAACGTGACATCGTAGCAATAGTTTTCACCAGCGGCTGAATTTTTGGCAAGGGACGCGAACCCGAAGCCGGGGACCATCCGCTGGCGGTCCAGCGCCGCCCAGTCGGCAAAGTGCAGCGTCCACCAGAAGGACGCCCCGTACTTCCGCAGCCGGTTTGCGTACAGGTTGTTTCCGGACGCCCGGCACTCGCAGAGGAGCTTGCCTTCCCTTACGTTTATCCCGGTGACGAATGAAAAGCCCGCCGGCGAGATCCCGATGACGGGCACCGCGGGAATCCCGAACACGGCCCTTCCCAGCCCGGTATTGGCGAACCGCACCAGTTTCACCTGATGGCGGTCGAACCACTCTTTGCCGAAAACCTGCATGAGATAGCGCCTTACGGTACGTATTGAATCCAGAGTGTCCCGATGGGAACCGTGTCTGCCGACGGTGGGGTTGGATCGTTATCCAATATTACATTCGCCACTTCGGGCTCGAGCCCTCCGGTGTGATTCCTGGCTTTAATCTTCCGGTCGGCAGCCTCGTTATCCAGTGCTGCGGACCCCCCGGTGATCGCAACGGCGGAGGCTGCCTGGGTGGACATGCTGCCCAGGCCGTGCACGGCGGTCCCTGTCGCGGCAACGTGGGCGGCGGCCCCGTCGGTGACCGCCTGCATGCTCGCCGCCGTCAGCCGGTTCTCGACCACGTGGGGATCGGTGTAGGTGACCGCGAGCGCCGTGGTCCCCTCCTGGGCGCGGCCGGAGACGTTTCCGCCGGGTTGATCGGCCATGCTCGAACCCACAACCAGCGTATCCGACCCGGTCGCGCGCTGGACGATCTTTATGATCTCGCGGCTGCCGTTCTCGTCCACCAGCACCACCAGAAAATACTTGTCCTCGCCCTGCGATATCGCCGGGAACCCCAGGTTGCCGTGCCCGCTCTTGAGTGGAAGGGTCGTGGAGGACGCGGTAATCGAGCTTGCAAGCTCCGCCGGGTACTGGTTTGCAAACTTTATCTCGCTCATTTTCCTCTATCCCTTTTCCTTGTGGGAGCGGCATCATGCCGCGATCAGCTTATCTCGTGCTGTTCCGTCGAACGGTCCACCGCCTCCGCCTCGACCTGCTCCTTCTTCCCCACCAACCCCGCGAAAAGCTGGTACCAGGCCGTTGCCCGCTCGCGCGCCCCGGGCGAGAAATCGGCGTCCTTGGCGTAGGCCCAGAACACGTCGTAATAAACCAGCGCGTTCTCGTACTCATCCCCCAGTTCGATCGCAACGTCATAGGAGCCGGCCGGCTTCACCAGGTCTGGCGCCAGCGCTCCGCGCTGCATCCACACATAGCCTTGGTTGGTCGCAGGCTGCGGCGGGATCACCGCGAAAAGCTTCGGCGTGCGGTCGTCGTAGGCGTAGTGCTTGACGGCGGCGGTGGGGTCGAGTGCCGCGAAGAACGGATTCCAGGCCTGCATCTTTTCCAGATCGACCTTGGTGACAAGCCTTCCCGCCGTAATCCCGTCGGTCCCCATGTTGTGGGAGATCCGCAGGAGCGCAAGCTCGTTTGCCGCAAGCGTTTGCCATGTCCCCGCCGCAAGCTTCACCGCCCCGGAGAGCACGTAGGTGTCCGGCTTCAAAAAGCAGATCTCGCGCTGTCCCCGGTTCACCCCGTCGAAGAGCCACGCATCCGTCCACCGCCGCTCCGAGGCCTCCTCGTTTTCCTCCTGCAAAAGCCCGGTAGCCGCCGCCATGATCGCCGATGCCAGTACGGTTCCCATGCCTACATCCCCCTCAGAATATTCAAAGCCATCTCCCGCTTGGTCTTGACGACCTCCTGCGTGTAATTGGCGTAATGCTGCCGGCGGGGCTCGCCCTTCTTCTTGGCCACCAGGTACATATAGGCCGCGTAGGCCGCGATCGCGCGGCAGGTGTCCTCCGCGAAGGGCCAGCTCGCGTAATCGGAAAATACCGGCGGGGGCGCCGAGATATATGGGATCACCAGCGTTTCGGCGGCGGCGTTCGATTTTCGCGCAAGCAGCACCTGCTGGGTGGCCCCCGGCACGATCACGTAGGAGTCTCCGCTCCCGAAAGATGCCGAGCGCCCGTCGAAAAGCGCGCAGGCAAGGGCGATATCCGATGTCACCGCCAGCACGATCCCGTCCGCCTCGGTGGTCAGGTCGTGCACCCGGTCGCGCACCTCGACCGCGCTGGCGAATTCGGCGGCCGTATCGTTAAGTATTGCTTCCCCCGCCGCAACCACACCGGCGGAAGTCGTCGCCCCGCTGATCCGGCCCTCGGCCGTGCCCCGCGCCACCACCGCGAACGCCCTGGGCGGGCTTTCCTCGGTCTCGCTGTCCGGGTCGTTGTTGATCAGCGCTTCGTTCACGGCGCATGGCCAGGTGACCCCGCCGTCGATGTCCGTGTATTTGCCCATCGGGCGGCTTTCGCGCGTACGGTCCCCGCCGGCAAAGATCGCCAGATAGTCCGGCGGCAGGTCGTACCGGTTCTCGCCGTCCACGGTCGTGATCGTCGCCTTGTGGGTGATCAGCCTTGTTTGCCGCGCGAAATCGCAGGCCGCAACGTCGAGCGCATGGTAGATCGTCCGCGGCTGCAGCTCGAGCAGATCCGTCTCGGCCTTGTCGATCGCATCCAGAAACTCGCGGGTCAGTTGCTTGCCGTCCATGGGGTTATCTCTTCATTTGCGCTTAATCAGCGATTTCAGCATAAAAAACGTAGTACTTACACGATCCGCCCGACAGGGCGACGTATATGCCGTTGTCCATGCCCATCAGGGTCGGATATATGATTCCGCCGTGATAGTCCGGCCCTGGAATTTTTACTTCATCCCAAATTACACCAGCCGCCGAGGTGTTGTCATAGATAGACAAGGTCACCAGGTTCACCCCGTCCGTCGACCCGTGGATCCCGGTGATCAGGCAAGGACCTGAGAAAATCAGCGCCGACGCCGCCTTTTCTTTCGAACAGGCCCCTATGATGTGTATGGGGTTCCTGCTCGAAAATTCCTTCGGTCCGTAGCAAACTCGCTGCGCCGTCTTGTTGCTCATTCGCGTCTATCCTTGGCGAGGATTCGGAAACTATGCCTCGGCGTTGAACGTGCACTCGTAGGTGAACTGGATGGAATCTCCGTTCACGACATTGATGGCGGCAAACACGCTGCGGTCCATCAATGTGCCGGCACTCGACGCGGAAAATAAACCATGCTCGGTGATCGCACGGGTGCCCGTATAGGCGATCGTGGCGACCGTCTTGTAGATATTGGCCGTCGCCCCTTCTATTTGCGTACCGGCCTGGCGGGATTCGACCTCGGTCCCCAGGGCGGTATCGGTGTTAGCCTCGGCCACCGCACCGGTGCCGGAGGCGTGGTATTTGAAATTGCTCAGGGGCGAGGTCGTGCTGTTTTGCAGCGAATCGACGATATAATCCCGGAAGGCGGTCGTGACCTTTTTTACGGACATGACGCCGAGGTCCACTATCGTTCCGTCACCACGGACCAGCCGGGCGGACAAGATCCCCCATATCTCCGCCATGCAGCCCTTGATGGATCCATCGATAGCAGAAACGATCTCCGCCGAAGTCCTGCCGCGCGGGAGTTTGCCCTTACGTATTTTGCGGGACAGGCGCCAGGATTTGAACTTTGCGAAAAAGCCGTCTACGATCTTGCCGGTTGCGTCACGTTTCTGCTTTGCCATTTTAGCCTCCAATCAGTTTTTTAAACCGCGCGCCGAGGATGCCTGCAACTTTTCTGTAGGTTATCAGGGGGTTCAGAAGAGTCGCTATGAGCCCGGATGCCGCCGGCATATCTCCTACGGCGGATTGGTGCGTGCTGAAGGCCGGCTGCGCTTCTCCGGTAGGACCGGGCAGCGCGCCGAAGCGCGAAACAGCCATCCCCTTGGAAACCGCGCCTGCAATCGCACCGAACACTCCTGCCAAACTTTTTAAAATTGATTTTGCAACGGACCCGCTGCCGGACGGCATGGCACCGAACAGTGCCTTGCGGGTCGCCTTTGAGACCGCCCCGGCCGGACTCGGTGCATTGCCCTCGTTCAGCTTGAGCAGCACGGCAGAGGCGGACGCGTTTCCGATAGGCCCGGGCAGCGCGCCGAAGCGCGAAACAGCCATCCCCTTGGAAACCGCGCCTGCGATCGCACCGAACACTCCTGCCAAACTTTTTAAGATTGATTTTGCAACAGACCCGCTGCCGGACGGCATGGCACCGAACAGTGCTTTGAGGGTTGCTTTGGAGATCGCCCCGGCGGGACTCGGTGCATTGCCTTCGTTCAGCTTTTGCAACACGGCGGAGGCGGCCAGGGACCCGGATTGTCCGGGAAGGGACCCGGAGGTTCCCTTGCTGGTTTGCTTGACAGGGCCGCCGGCAAAGGGCGCCGGTAAGGCCCCGGTGAGAATTCTTGCAACAAAGCGCGAGATTGATCCTGATGGCGCCGGGAAAGCGCCGGAAACGGAGCGCGAAAACAGGACGAGAGCCGATACGGCGCCTGACTGCGCCGGCATGGCCCCCGATACGCCCTGGGTGTATTCCGTCCCGGCGGCCTTGGACGGCAGAGGCCACCGGCGCAAGATGCCGCGCAGCGCGTAGTCGAAGGGTCTGCGGAAAACGTAGGGCATGGCTTATCCGCCGATTTCCTCGAAGGTGATCGTGCCGCTCATGGTGATCGCATCCGCCGGGGCGGCCGGCAGTTCGACGCAGGCGCGTCGGCTGGGAGACAGCACAGGCCGCGTCTCAGGGGTCCAGATCTTGTCGAACGGCCCGCGGATGTTCCAATCCCAGGAATGGTGAGTAACGATTGTACCTGCGCTGGCCTGGGTCGTGTTGTTCGCCTCGACCGTGCCGCCAAATGCGGAATCTCCCAATTCGTTCGGAACCGCCGCCGGAGCCGACCCGCTGGAGCCGCTGGTGGTATGGCCCGAGGTGAGCTGGATGTTAAGGATCTCTTCGGCCGCGTCCCCAACATCTGATTTCTGCGAGAGGTGCAAGTCGTGAATTTTAACGATCGAATCGGCTGGGGCCACGAGCTCAAAGAGATCCTGAATGGCCGAGACCGCGACATCGGTGAACTGCGCCGTGTAAATTCTGCCCATGAAATCCTCCTATCTGACCAGCATATGGTGCATCGGCCTACGCGCTAATAGGTCGATGGTGATGGAAGTCGTCACCCCGCCAGCGGTGTAGACGATCGTCAACGTTGAATAATAGCTTGGGTTCCCATAGTTGTAATCGACGCCCGTCACGTTGTGGAATTCCCCATTGGTGGATTTTCCCCTTACCCAGATCTGGATATGAGCACCACTTGCCAACCCACCGTAGTCGTCAACGAGTTCCTGGATGATCGGCGCTATATCGACCTCGTTGTAACTTCCTCCAATTAACCATGTCAGCCCCCCAGAAGCAGGCCAGCGGATAACAGTTGCAGTTAGAGTCGGCGGAGCAGTACCGCTCGCCTGCGGCGCGTCGGGACTTTGCTCCCCCATAACTTCAAGACAATCTGATCCGGAATCCCAAGAGGGGCCGCTTGCTCCATAAATACGAAGTATTGTACCGGAGTTTATTGTGGCACCGGACGGAATTGCCGCGGGCAAGGTTGACCTAAAGAATCCATATGTAGGATAGCCCGCCCCCCAATCACCCATCCATATTTCGTTTCCTTCTCCGCTGTAGAGCGTTCCTCCGCCATCGACGGTATAAAGTTCCCCGTCGTCATTATTAGTAGAAATAGCTATGGGGCCGATGGTAGTCATGGTCTGTGCCCCCTGATGTCGGCTCGCCCGTAGTGCTGTGGCACCAATGTGGGGTGCGGGCTCGCCGGACTGCCAATTGACTTCGTTGGAGTATCCGCTTTCGTTTTGCGCCAAGTCATAGGCTGTTGCTGCAAAATAAAAGCGGATGCCGTCTTGCAGCCCATGAACAGTGCAGGACGTAGTGTTCCCGACATCGAGCGTTGTCGTATAAATTCCTGAAACTGTGCCATAGCTGATTCGATAGCCTGCGAGGTCAGGCTCGCTGTTTGGGTCCCATGCAAGCTGAACTTCTGCTGCCCAAACCTGCGAGACAAAGCAAAGCAGAAACACAAACCAGCGCATTTCATCTCTCCGCCTTAATCGCCCGGATTGCTGCTGCACCGCATCATTGCTGGTGCTTGACACTATTGGTCAGGATAGCCCCCACAACCGACTGAACAGCAACTTTAGGGGAAACAACCGTTAGTCCTCCAATGTAAACTGTGGTCACATAAACACGGTCGTAAGCGTAACAGGCAGCTGGCACGATCCAGCTGTGTACCTGGGCAGTCGGCCCAACGGTACCGACAAGCGTATCCCCGCCGTCAACTCCATCTGTGTCGTGATACACCTTCTGTTCGGTGATGGCCGAGGTTGCCGGGTCAGGTGTCCAAGCCACTCCCACGTGGCATTCCTGCGAAAAAGCCGGTACTACGCTGATCAGGACTGCCAGGATTGCCAGGATGACGATTGCTTTTTTCATGGTTTAACTCCCTCCAGAGATTACTCGTAATATAGATAAAATACCGTGCCTCCCCGCCTACCAAATGAACAATTCGATGATCCCCTTCTTGCTGTTGCCGGCGTTCGCGATCGATGGCGTGACGATTTCGTTGTTTAGGTATTTCGTGCGGGCGTCCTTGTTGGGGACCGACCTGCGCTGCGCGGCGCTGGTGATCGCGCTCGGAACGTCCGCGCCGACGTTGGTGGTCCCGTCGGACAGGATATTCTCGCCGTTGGCGTTGAGCATCTGCACATCATAGAGGTCGGTCGGGACGGCAGCAGGGTTGGATTTGAAATTTATACCCAGGAGCTCGCCGGTGATCGCTATCCCGCCCACCTCGGTCACGGCCCCGGTGGTCGCGGATGAAGTCCAGTTAAACGTGCAGACCGTGTTGACGTAAGAGTTGTTCTTGATTACCGGTACACAGGTGGTGTCGCAGCTTCCGGCTTCGGCGGCGTGGGACCGCCCGCCGCAAAGCAGCCCGGCCAGGAGGACCGCCACGGCCGCGTAAGAGAGTTTGCGCATGATTAATCCCTCCGTGAAGTTGTAGGGGTCGAAAAGCGCCTATTTGCCGGCGACGTAGCTCTTGACCTTCTCCAGCACCTCGGACAGCCCGGCCGGTTCCTTTTTTTCGTCGTCTCCGGACTCGGCGCATTCCTCGACCTTGCAGCTTTCGAGGTACAGTCCGAGGTTCTTTCCGCCCCAGTCGTACTCGCGGGTCGTGTCCTCGACGTTCTTGACCTCGCCTTCGACGATCACCCGCACGCGCTTCTTCAATGCGCAGCACTCGAAGCCGCTCGGCTGCACCGTCGAGTCCTTGGGGAAATTAAGGTTCAGGGTCGGCGGGCGCGGTTTTTCCTTTTCGACTGATACCGGGGCACCGATGGTTACGTCCGTCATGGTTCGGTTTCTCCTTGTGTGGGCTTGCGCGTGTCGCGGCCGCAGTGGGGGCAGATCGCGGGATCGACCTGCATCCGGTCGTCCTCGGTCCAGATCGCGTTGCAGTCCGGGTTCGGACAAACCCGCATTTCCCCGTAAGCCATGGCGCGTTCGGCCTTTTTTGGAGTAGCTTACTTCTGCTTATTCTTGCCGCCGGCCTTCGCGGTACCGGCCGCCGTCTCGACTTCGATCACCGGCTCTTTGCCTTCCGGCATGGGCGCGGTGACCTGTTCCCCGTCCGGCGGCTGTCCCTGAATGACCGGCTCCTTTACACCCTCGGTTAATCCCGCCATCGCGGGCGGGCCCGCGTTGATTCCGGCCGGGCGATCTTCATCGTCCAGGGCATCCTGCTGGATGTAGCCGTAGTCGGCGAAGACTATCTGCCTTGCCTGGCCCCACCAGTCCGGCCGCTTGTTGAACAGGGAGGGCCAATCGAACGGGCCTTCCACCGCGCTCCGATCCGCGACCGGCGCGCGGTAGTAGAGCACCTGGTCGAACTTGGATTCTCCGCCGGCGGGCGACTCCGCAAAGTCTCCCATCAGGCGCGCCTCGTGATTGGCCTTGGCCTCGTAGTAGCGGCGGGAAAGCTCCTTGCCCGCGCGGTTCCACCATGCCATGGCGGACTTGCGCTGAATCGGGGTCCCGATAATGCCGAACTCGCTCTCCTCGCGCACCGGCTCCCCGTTCTTGTACCCGTAGGAGCCGTTCCCGAACAAAAAGAGCGCATGCCCCGAGGCGTCCTGCCAGGACCTGATCACCATCACCTGCTTTTGGCTCTTGGTGCCGTCCGCCGACGTCACCTCGATCGTCAATTTTTGCGGCATAAAAACCTCTCAATGTTTTGTTGTTTTTGTGGGAGCGGCTTCCAGCCGCGATTACTTATGGGAGGCTATTCCCCCACCAGCATCATCAGGAAGCTCGTCGCGGCCGGCGCGAATGCCGCCGGCAACTGCTTGAGCGCCCCGAAGATGTAATCGGTGTCGATGGCGGTGCCCATCAGGCGCACGGCGAGTTCTGCCCCGGCATAGTTTAGCGCCAGGGCCCCGCTCGTCGCATCGGCGGCCGTCGTGTGGCCCGTGGTGACGCCCTGGCCGAAAATCATGATCTTGTGGTTGGTCACGTCGTATTTGTAGACGTAACCGTCCAAGGGCGGCATGACCACCCCGAACTCGATCGCCTTCACGAACCCGAACACCCCAATCGCCGGCAGCGGGACCCCGCCCGTGGGGTAGGTCAGTGCCGCGTTTCCGAAGGCGACGGTTGCGATCTGGCAGCGCTTGTTCGTCCCTGCCCATATGTCCCGGTTGCGCGTCGAGACGCTCACCGTAACGTCTGTTGAAGCTAAAGCCGTCATGGCCTAATCTCCTTTCAGCTTGTGTTGTTCCCGGGGCAGCACCGTGCCGCCCCGGGTTTTTCACGTTAAACAGACAGCATCTGGTGACGCGGTATCTTACGCCGTCACCACGAGGTCGGTCTGGTTGGCCTTGGTCTCCTCGGCAGGCTTCACCAGCAACACCGGCTCGAAATGCCCGGCGGGCCCGGTAACCGGCTGGGTCGTGATCTGCACCACGATCTCGTCTCCGGCGTTCAGCTTGGTCCCCTTGGCCACCTCGTCGTAGAGCACCTTGCCCGCGGCGGTGGTTCCCATGGCGAAACTGGCGATATCGCCGTCGCCGCGGGACGTGTCGGATCCGGCGGTCGGCCGGCGGTCGAACTTGACCACTCCGGGGGTCGTGCCGGCGCAGGTCTCGGTGATGATCAGGGCTGCGAGAAACACCACGCAATTAAACGGCACCAGAATACGGGCGACGTCGGCCGCGGCCTGGTCGAGATCGATACCGGCGGCGTCGTCGTAGTCGACGATTTTAGAGACCGGCAGGGGGATTATGTAATGCTCAAGCATCTTGCTTCTCCTTCCCTTTTGGGCGGCGAGCGTCTCACCCGCCGCCTTGTTTTTAAGTTTTCAGCCTCTATCCTGCGGCTGCGGTCCTGACGGTTACGCGCTCGCCACGCGCACGATCTTGGCCTCGTAGTCGTCCGCGGAATCCCAGGTGGTCGCGTACGCAACAATCCCGTACCAGGCCACGGCTTTCTTCAGGCCGAAGTTGCCCTGGAAGTTCGGGTTGGCGCGCAGTTCGGGGGTTACCACCTCGGCGCGGGATACCGCTTCCTCGCCGAAGACCACCCCCTCGCCGAGGACCGAACCGGTCCCGACGCCATCCGTCAGCGCGGAACTGTTCACGCACTCGACCAGGCGAATCGACTCGCACCTGCCGGGCTCGCTCCGGAAGATGAAGTCCCCCTTCCTGAGATACATGTTCCAGCTCTCGAACCGCCGGTCCTGCTTGACGCCCCGGAGGCCCTTCGTGGAGAAGATCCCCACGTAGTTGCTGCCGTCGTAGAAGGGCGCATGGATCGTGTTCGCCATGTAATCCCTGATGATCCCCAGGTGGTCCGCGTTGATGTTGACGAGCGCCGTTGCGGTAGGAACCCCGTCGGTCTCCACACTTCCGCCCGTGAGCGAGGTGGGAATGAAGATCACCTTCGCCTGCTTGAAGGCGGTGGCCGCGGCCTTGTCCATGGCACGCTCCATTTGCCGGGTGAGCTTCTTCTGGGCGGCGTTCGCCGGGTCGAATTTGGAGAGATCCTGCATCATGGACGTGTACTCGACGCCGCGGCCCCAGGGGACCACGGTGATCTGGCGCTTGTCCATCTGCAGCTTGTCGATGGGGATCCGGGAATCGTCGTCGTCGAGCTGGGCCGACGTCGGGTCCGCGAGGTCCTTGTAGTGCATGAGGGTCACGGTCTCGCCCATGCCCTTGCCGAAGTCCTGAACCTTGTCCGTGAACGGCACAAAGATCATCTTCTGGGCGCTCTGCTCCATCAGCTTTGAGCTGATGTGGTGCGATTTGTAGACGCCGGAGTCGGCGTCGTAAGTCCAGGTGGTCGGGTTGCTCATTGCTCGTATCCTCCTTGCGAGATCCTGTTGCCGGCGCCGCGGTCACTTTTATGGCAGTGCCGGCACCGGTAGCTCACAGGCGGCGGGCCTCGTTCGCCTTGGCGATCGCGCTGTCCAGGCTGGCCTGTCCTTCGGCGGGTGCTGCGGCTCCTCCCGGCCCTCCCGGGCCGTGGCCGCCTCCGCCCAGGGGCAGCTCGGATCTCTGGCGCGCCGTGGCCGTGATAGCCGCTATGCGCTCGTTGTACTTATTGATGGCCCAATCGATCTGCTGATCGATTGTGAGCTTCTGGCCTTTATCGTCGACGGCGGGCGTGCTGCGCGAAATCCCCCACCACAGCTCGTCGGTGTCGGGCGCGATCCCGGCCGCCCGCGCCTTGCCGTCGATGTAGTTTATGACGGCGGTTTTTCGCTTTTCGGCCTCTGCCTGATCCGGCGCAGGTCCGGGGGCTGCCGGCTTGGCAGGTGCCGCGGGGGCTGCCGGTATTACGGGGGCGGCGGCGGGAGCCGCCGCGGGGGCTGCCGGCTCCACCACACCGATCGGCTTGCCGTCCTTCCCCACCGGGTTGCGGGTAAATTTCACCACGGCGACATCGACCTTGCCCCAGATCGCGGCCACCTTGGCGTTGTGCTCCGGGTCGTCCGGGTCGAGGGCGCTTATTTCCTTCAACGCCGCCTCCCGGCGCTCGGTCGCGAAGACCTCGAGGGCCGCATCCACCACTTCCTGGCGGGCGGCGGCACTCGTCGCCTCGCCCGCCTTGCGCTCGCGCGCCTCGGCGTCTGCAAGCTTCGCATTCGCCGCCTCGACCGCGGCCTTCGCGGCGGCCGCCTCGGCCGTAGCGGCCTCGGCGACCCTGCGAGCATCGGCTGCCGCCTGCTCGGCCCGGGTGGTCTTGCCCTGCAGCTCGCTATAGCCGCGCTCGGCCTCGTCGTGGCTTTTGAACCTCTTGGGAGGAGGTTCGGCCGGCGCTGCCGGCTTTCCCGTGGGTGCTGCCCCAGGAGCGGGTGTTTCCGTGGCTTCGCCCGGGTGGTCCCCTTCCGGGGGGGCCGGGGTGGCCTGTTCCGGTGACGGTGCGCCAGGGCTTCCGACGACATCGGCCGGACCGAGCTTGAAAATGTCCAGTCCTCCAACGGTCGTCTCGAGCGTGGTCTGGCTTTCGGGCTTGTCTGCCATGCTGCTTCTCCTGACTTTCTCCGGCGTGGTCTCCGTCAAAGCGGAGGGCCGGGGCTAATGGTTAGGGCCTGTAATTCGGCCGTCGTAGCGTGCGCCCAACGTAGCGCTTGGCGGCTTCCTGGGCCGTCAGCGCCGGCGCGTTTATGGCCCGCAGGATCTCGACGCAGACCTGCGCGCGCGGGTTCTTCTTCAAAAAGTCTCCAATCAGCCCTTCGAGCACTCGGGTTACAAGGGCCGCCACCTTGGCTGCCGCCTCTGTTTCCGACAAACCGGCCATGCGCATCTTGCCTACCAGCTCGTCGGCCTCGGCTTTTTGCCTGTTACCCAACTCCCGAGCCAGCTCGATCGGAGCTCCGGTCTGGATGTCTACCGCGGCCCCGCCCTCGATCGTCATTTTCCACCTGCCTTTTTAGCGGGGAGCGGTTTCTTCTTGGACGGCGGTCCTCCGGCCTCTGGATTCCCGGCGCCTTTCAGCACCCCCAGCCGGTCCAGCAGGTCCAGCATCTGCTGCGTCTGGCCCGTCTCGGCCTGCTCCTTCTGCCAGCTCGACATCTCGGCATCGGCGGCCTGCTGGGCCTGCTTGACCTTGATGGCCGTCTCCTCGTCCACGATGATCCCTTCGTCGGCAAGATTCGTCCTGCGCTCGATCGCCTTGATCGCCTTGTAGGGGTCGATGTATGCCGCGTAGCGCGGCCTCTCCGAAAGCGGGATGATGTACTGCACCAAATGCTTGAGCGTTTCGGCGTCCTTCATGAGCGCCGAAACCCCGGACACGTGGAACCGCCCCGAAAGCTTCGGCAGCCCGCTCACTCCCGCGGGGGCGCCCGGATCCGGCCTGACGCCCGTAACGGCCAGCGGTTCGGCGCCGAACATATTCTCGTAGTCCGCGTATCCGGCGAAGGTCTGCGTAACGTCCTGGGCGGCGGCGAGCGCCGCGACCGCACCTGCCTCGACGTTGTGACCGATCAGCTCGAAAACGGACATCCCTTGCCCAAGGTTCTGCTCGCTCTCGCGCCAGGTGATGTCCTTGCGGTATCCGGGCAGGCCCTGCACGGCGTCGGTCACGAACGCCCCCCGCTGAAAGAGCTGGTCGTGATACTGCTGGTTGGCGAGAATCGATCCTGTCATGTCGCGCCGGGATACCTCGCGCACCGCCTGCTGCCCCTGCAGGCTCTCTTTGACCAGGTAGTTTTTGCCGGGCCAGGCGTCCACGTCGCGCGCGTCCACCAGTTGGTCGACGCAGATCTCCTTGGTGGGGTTCACCAGCCAAAGCAGCGCGTCCTCGAACAGGCACTGCAGGCTGCACATGGTCTCCCACACGGAGATGATGCCCTTGAGCAGGCCCCGCCCGCCGAAGGCGAGCGGATTCTCGAATGGCGAAAACGCGATTCCCGGCCAGCGCAGCTTGCGGTAGGGGACGGCCTTGGGTATCTCGATCACCCGCCCGCCGCAAACCGTGTACTGACCGCGGGGCAGGATCACCTCGCCCTTTTTATCGAGGATGGTCCCGTAGACCTCGGAGACGTGATGCAGCGTGCGGAAAGTGCCGCGCTGGTATGTCTGCTTCTTGCGCGCCTCGATCGCCTCCTTGCTCATGAATGGATCGGCGGTTGAATTCGCGCCGTCCAGGTTGCGTACGCGCTCGATGTCGAAGTATTTCCGGTTCTGCGCGGCGGCCTTCAGCACGTGCCAGTCGAGCCATTCCTGGTGGATCCAGTAAAGCCCGCCCTGAGGGTCCCCCGCCGGCGCGTCCGGGTCGCGCAGGATCTTCCAGGGTTCCACCAGCGAATACTGCAGGCCCTGCCCCGGGATCCAGCGCGGTATGATCTCCATGGAAACCCCCACGGCGAGCGCCATCAGCACCGCCTGGGTGAAGCAATGCACGAATTTTCCATGCTGGTCGTTGTTCTGGATGTCGAGCACGGTCTTCCAGAACACCTTGGCCGTCTCGGCGGAATCGTCCTCGATCGAAAGAAAGTCCGGCGAGAAAGCCTTCTTGATCACCGCTGCCCCGAAGTTCACGGTTGAAAATGGTTTCGGCACGATCACGCGCGACTGCCAGGATTCCTTGTTGCCGTAGCCGAGCGGCTCTTCCTCGTTGTAGGTCCGCCAGCAATGGTCCTGCACGCGGCGGACCTCTTCGAGCGATGTAACCGACGTGCGGACGCAGTCGGCCGCGAAATCGACGAAGAGCTGCTCGTTTTCGACGGTAAGGGCCGCCGCCGCCTCGTTGCGCTCGGCGGTCTCCTGGGAGTCCATGGCGGGTTTCGCGTTCGCGGCGCGCTCGATCTCGCTCCGCCGCGCAATCACTTCGTCCATCGGATCCCGCTGTGCCTCAACCACCACCGGCATTTTTTCGCCTTTCGCTAAATCCCCGCGCCGGGGCTATTCGGAAATGTCCGGTCGAAATTCGGGCCGTACCCGCGATCCCGGTTCCCGGGCTTCCAGTCCGTCGCGTGGCTCCTGCAATTCGGCCCGCAGCGGTGGACATCCGGCTCGCCGTTGAACCCATCCGAATGCCGCGTGACGCCGCCGCAGTCCGTGCATTTGAACACCTCGGTCCCCGGGCGGCCCTTGCCGCAAAACTCCTTCATCTCCCAGTACCGGCCGAATCTGCCTTGATTCCGTCTCATCGTCCCATCCCGCCCCGGGCCATCCCGTCCATCGGTGGTTGCGCCACCCCTGGAAACGGCCGGGTAGAATAGCTCATCGCCCGCCGCAGCGGGTTGTAGTTGATCGCCCGCAGCTGCTTCACCGGCAGCAGCGCCCGGCTCGGCATCATCACCGCAACCCCGTAGGCGAGCGCGTTTCCGAGATCTCCGTGCTTTTCGCGCTGCACCGGCAAATTCCCGATCCGGCGGCCGTTGTTGTCGCACTTCCAATGCCACGCGCCGTTGAGCGCCCGGTGCAGGTCATAAGCCGTTGACGAAATCTGGATCAGGGGCGCCCCGTCCGAGGCACAAGTGCTGGTCAGCGCCTGGCGCAGCGGGTCGATGCGGTAGGTCCAACGGGTGGGCCCGGACTCGAAGCGCGTCTTCAAAATCCGCTCAACCCGCTTCGCGGCCGATTCCCCCGTCGTGCTCTGGTCCGGGGTCCGCATGGATGGGTCTCCGATGTCGCGCCAATCGGCTATCTTCCCCTTGAACTTGGGGCTCGCGAGAATCGGCACCGCCCGCTGTTCGAGCAGTTCCTTGATTCCGAGGCCATCCCCCCATAAAGCGGCGTGGATCCAGATTTTACCGGGTGGGATGTACTGTGCGATGATGCACACGGAATGGTGATAGCCGTCGTAGAACCGCAGCCCGAGCGCATTGGGAATTATCGGCAGTTCGCGGCCGGCGTAGTGGATCTTGGCGTTGTAGAAGGGAGTTACCCGCTCGCCCTTCTGAACGGGGGCGGGGATTCCATCGACGTAGCGGGCGTATTTTCCGGGATCGTTCCTGAAGGCCGCCTTGTTCGCCAGTCGCGCTTTTAAGTTAAGATATGTGTTCTCACCGTAGGCGATTCTGAACACTTCTTTGATGATCTGCAGCCCCGTCTCCGGGTCTTCCTCCCAAATGCGGGGGCCGTTGGCCACCTCTTCGGTCCAGTGGTCTTCGTCGGCGGGGTTTTGGGTGACCTGCACCCGCATGGTCGTTCCCGTCTGGCGCGCCGCGCGTGCGATCGACATATCAAACACACTGCGCGGCAGACCGGCGTTCGCCTTCTCGATGATCGGGGCCGGCTCTTCCAGCCAAATCAGCGCATACTGGGGGCCTTGCAGCTTGGATAGGCTTGCTTCATCGTCTATTCCGAACAGGTCGGCGGTGACGGTCGGCGTTGAGTGGATCACCATTTTTTTGTCGTCGTCGTGGAAATTGACCCAATAGCCGAGAATTTCCTTGATGCTGGGTACGGTGGATGTCTTAATGTTCTGGTGGGTGTCGCGCACGAGGGCTATCTGGATATCTTTGCCGCAGCGATGGGCATGGCGGATGGCCCCCGCCACGCCCGCATGTGTCTTGCCCTCGCCCATGGGCCCCATGAGCATGACGATGTCCGCATTCGAGTGTACGAACGCGCTCTGCGTGGCCGAAAGGTCGAATTTCAGGTCAACGGGCATTGGGCGGCGCCTCCGGTTTTGTCCCGGGAGGTTTATCGAACCTCACCACCATGCACTTGCGGCCTCTTTCGGCTGCCGGCTTCTGGGCGTCTTCCGGGTCATACTCGCCCGAGCGGTCAACGATCAGGATCCGGCCGCGGCCCTCGTCCTTGAGAAGCCCTGCCTTGGAGAGCTTGAGCTCGATGATCTTGATCACCGTGGCGGCGGCCCGTAGCCGCTTGTCCTGCAGACGATCGTCCTTGAGGATGTACCCGAGGCACTTATTGATGATCGCTTTGATCGCCGCCGCCCGTTTTTCGAGATTTGATTCACCGGCGGCTGCGGCGATCTGCGCCGACCACTCATCGAGCTCGAAGGCGATCGTCGCCTTGATACCCGCCAGACGGTCCGCGAGTTCCAGCGGTTCCTCGCGCGTCCACTTAAGCCCCAGTCCCTCAAGCTCCTCGAGGGCCTTCAAGTCGTCCGGGATCACCTTGTCGACGTGCTCGGTGATGATCTTCTCGGCGCGCGATGCTGCTACCCGTCCAGCTTTTTTGAGATACCGGTTGACCGCCGCGTCCGAAATACTGACACCATCGGCCCGCAGCTTGCGGCCGATCTCGCGGCCCACCGTGATCCCTTCATCGGTCATGATGCGGGTTACGCGTTCGGCCAGCCCGAGCTTTTCGACTTTTGAGATCTGGTTTCCCACGCGAAAATCATAACATCGGTTTTTGAAGCGAAGACGGGTCAAAAGAGGGGTGTACGCGGTTGCACTCGTTTTCCATGCAAAAGGGGGGTTAAGGAGGGTTTATTATGCATTTTATGCATTTAAAGTTCTTGACAAGGTTTTTTGGATATGCTTTTCAGCACCCGTTTTCTCAGGCAAGCGTCTACCCGCCGCCCGTTCATCCGGCCCAGGCAACCCGCCGCCCGCCATGTCAGTGTATCGGACACGAATGGGTTGAAAGTTGTAAAAATCCCACGGGTGAAGTTTAACCAGGGGGGAGGGAGTCCCAGTCCCCCGGTTTTTCCAATCGGCATCGGCATCCAGGTGGTCCCCGATCCTTCCCCATGCCGTCCTCATCGATCGAGGTGGCAGCCACCCGCCCAGGCCGCGGCCGACCTTTTTTGACCAGACAGCGGCCGAGCTCGCCACCTGGCCACCTGGCCCGACCAACCCCGAACCGCCCGATCTCCGGGTTTGCCATTCCTGGATCCGGCAGCTCGGAGGCATGGCCACCCGAGAAACCACAATCTTTGCCGCCGCCGATTGCCAACTTCCTGCATAAGTTAGCAAAGCAGCTTTTGAACTATCTACAATACTTTCGATGCGTTATCGTCAATTCCGGTCGATCCGACCCAAAAAACAAAAACCAGTTCGACAAGTATTAATGGATTAATGCTAAAAAGAAGCTATTCACCAAATCGATCAGCCGGCCACCAAGATCGGCATCGGCGGCAGCGATCCGGTCGAGTCACCTCGAAATCGTCGGCGCATTTCGCTTGACACGCCGGATCGGATGGTCTAATCGACCAGTCCAGCGCCTCAAATCCAGAACAGCCGCAGGCTTGCAAAACATCATCTCCGAAGACCCCCGCCCCCCG